CTAAATCTTGTCGGCGTGATGAAGTAATACAAACTTTTCCCACAACTGCTCCTGGCTTTCATTATGTGCCGGATCTTTCAGAATCGTATTGGGAATAGGACATACTTTCTGACAGGTTGGCGTATCATAATGACCAACGCATTCGGTGCAGCGATCGCTGTTAATCTGGTAGATGCTCTCCCCCATGGAGATGGCTTCGTTCGGGCATTCCGGCTCGCACATATCGCAATTGATGCATTTTTTGGTAATTAACAGAGCCATATCAGTTATTTAGCTTCTTTATTCATAAAAATCATTCAGTTAAGCGCCCATCATAAACCTTACTATTACTTACCATCTGTATATTTGTACAGTATAAAAAACCTTGATAAACTCTGTTCCGTAACACAAAACAGCAACACAGTATGTTTTGATACGCTATAAAAACACGCATGTGTGAGCATGGCATAACGGATGCCGAACGGTAAGGATTTATGATGGCGCGCACTGTAACACAGAAACCGATTACCCCCAATAACGAAGAGTTTTTAACCGCCTCAGAGAAGTGGGAAGGGTGCAAACCCCCTTATACAAGTACACACATGAAAATCTGTGTTGCAGCGGCCAAAATCATTTTGCCGCGCGTCGGCCAGCCCCGGCGTTCCAAGTACGAAAGGGTGAGCTATCTTCGTATCGACTTCAGCAAAGCCGGAAAGGTGACGTTCTACGCAGAGTTTCCAAAGGTGATGCAGCTGAAAGGCCGTAAACTGGGTGAGTGGCCGGAAATGACGCTGCCTGTGGCGCGGGAAAAGGCGCTGGAAATTGCTGAAGGTGGTTTAAAAGCTGAGTCTGTACACGCTGCCCTGGAGGCGTACCGGGATGATTTGGCGGCGAAGGTGGAGCGTCTTAAGCTTAGTGAAAACAGTTTTGCGACTTACAGCGCACGCATCAACAGACTGAAATTGGCCTTCGGTGAAAGGGAGATATTCAGTGATGTGCCATATAACCGGCTGACCGAAATTCTGGATCAGTGGATAGAAACCCGCTCAAACAATAATGCGCTGGAGTTGTTCGCGGAACTGCGCCGGGTCTGGAAGTTCAACGCACCGCGGCTTTGCAACGGACGGAACATAGCGGCCAGTATCCCGGACGATTACGTCTCATCAAGAGTACAGCGACCGACACCTACCCGACTTTTTACTGACATTGAGTCTATCGCCAGGCTGTGGATTAACGTCGCGGCTTGTTCATCCGTGCATCAGAAGAACGCCATGCGTTATATGATTCTGACCGGCGTCAGGCCGATCAACGTTAGTAATCTGCGTTGGGAATATGTGAATGAAGAGGCGGGGGAGATAGTGTATCCCGAAGGGGTGATCGGTATGCGCGGGGCAATGAAAACACAGAAAGCTTTCCGCATCCCGATCACGCCGGAACTGGGCCGTATTCTGTCTGAGCAAAGGGAATGGAGTGACGCCGCACCAGGCTGTAATAAAGATTACGTTTTCCTTCAGCCCAGGAATCCGGAAGAACCGTTCTCTAAACGGTCTTTGGATAAGCTGATGAAGACGTACAGCCCAGAAGGTATCGTGAAAGGGGTTAAGCATGACGGGACGGTTAAAGGCAAGGAAGGTGCGTTTAATACGCTTTGCCGGAAATTTCTTAAATCAAACATTATCGCGTTGATGAAAGAGAAGGGCTATTCCAGAAGTGACCGCCGGGAAATCAGTATGCTCTGCCTTCATCACTCAAACAAAGGTGATGACCCGATGGCTGAACACTACGACTTCTCAGACGAAATATTACATGAAGAGATGGCCCTGAAGCGCGAAGCATTCGAAGCGCACGAAAGGAGCATACTTGCACAGGCGGCACTGGTGAGACGCAGGATATAATTTGAACTAAATTATATATAGTGTGATACGTTAGTTTTTATAAAAGTTGCCCTGAGTTTTAAGGATGTGATGCATTATGCAAGAATATTTTTATGTCAATGATAGAAAAATTCCAATTCAATCCTTGCGCTATAATAGTAAAAGTAATCAGATAGAAGCAATGCGTGAATGGTTCTACCAAAACTATGAAGACCCGGCAAATGCCTGCCCCTATGAAAGCCGGGAGGGGGGGTATCAATACATTTACGGCGGGCCCTATGATGCTGCTGAAGAGCTGCAACATAAATTTGAAGGATATGTTAATCAAAGTTGTATAGATGAGTTAGTAGAAGAACTTCAGTATGAATGCGACGAGTGGTCTGGAAGTTCTGATCGCGCTGATTGGTATGATGATGATGTTTACGATGCTGTAATATCCTCCCTGGAACCGTATAATAAGTTTTATGAAAATGTTGGCATGATCAGGGTAATTTCTCAGGCGCCCTATCCAGCACCGCATAAAAGGCATCTTCTCGGTATACTCTATACGAATGTTATTACTGCTTTGGAAACTTTTTACGTAGAATTGTTTATAAATTCTATAGAAAAAAATGATTCCTACATTGCTAATTGCATTGAAAAAGGCAAAACTGACTATAAAGTCAGTAAAGAAATTGCCTCCTTACCTTTCAAAGGGAACTCCATTGAAGATATGAGAGAGGAGTTGATTAAGTCAATAAAAGAGAATTTAATAAGTGCAAGTTGGCATAGTACCGATAAGGTTGTAAAACGTTTTAAGGCCACATTTGGATTTGAAACGCAAAATGACTGGCCTATTGAATTTATTGAAAAGGCAACGCATATTCGTAATCATTTAGTTCATCGCGGTGGTCAAGATAAAGAAGGGAATTCAGTCGTAATCACAGATGAAGATTTAGAAAGTTTATTGAGTAACGCGACACTGCTTGCTCAAAAGCTTTTAAACAGCGTTCATGATACATTTAATCAATAAATTAATATTCACTTCTGCACCGCTCAATAAAAGCTAATACATTCTTGCGCTCATACCTAACATGTTTATGTGTGAAACGGATGGGCGCCAGTATTTTTCTGTGTCGGTGTGCATTATTCCAGAGCGTTAACGTTTTAGTGGTTATCCCTCCCAGCATTTCACAAACTTGTTCAGGCGTTAGCAACTCGTCAGGGGCTTCTTTGGCTGTAACGTTCATGTAATTACCTCTTCTTAATCGTTCCCGTAAACACGTCCCAGCTTGCGCGCGCCGGTTATCACTGTAGCGGCTATCGTTTTCTTTCTTGTTACCACTTCAATCTGGTAAGCCTTGTTCCTGTACTTCACACAGAATATTTGTGGCCTGTATTTATTCCCTTCACCATATCTTGCCTTAAAAGCGTCAATGGCTTTCTGAGCCACCACGATATGTGCTGGCTCCGTATCTCCGCGGATCACTTCTTTCATTTTATTTTCTACAGGTAAAAGAAAGCCCCGCAGGTGCGAGGCATCAGGATTTGTGAGTAGATGTCACTGACTTTCTGAAAGGTGGATAATCTTAGCCTGAACCTTATCCATATATTCCATCTGTCGCGATAGATATTGATTATTTATAGCATCGGCCTTTAGCTGGACGCTAAAAATATCATAGGCATAATTGAATGCATCATCTTCACAAGCGAACGGTTCCAGCCTCATGACTTCCCAAAGGGAGCCATTCCATTCGGCGGCATAATAACCATCATCTTTGGGCCAGATAGCGAACTGCGAAAGCGCTCCGGCATCATGCAGATGTTGCCTGGTGATGATATCCCCACCACTTAGGAAGTAAAAATAGGCACCGCCCGAACTGAACCTTCTCATGAACGCCTCACCTTTAGGCTGTATATGTATACAGTATATCGGGATTTTAGCCCTTGGGGTGTGAATATTCCTGGGTTTTGTTTTAGTCCTTAGATGCCTTGAGATACAACCACCTGATAGTGCGCTGATAACCCTGATGTAACTTTATGAATGCATTGGCAATAGCGAGTACAGGCCAGGCAATGGCAACCATTAACGCCATGTCAGGGCCACCCACTAAATCAGGAGGTTTCCCGCGGTCCCTACGTGCCATTATCACAAACGTTACAGCCACACCGATCAGATAGATGGTGATGGCCCCGCCCATAATCATTTCTTCAATCATCCCTACTCTCCGTTAAGCATTGCGGCTCGGCAAGCATTCCAGGAATCAGCAGCTACATTTGCCTCATCATCATCCAGTTCACGATCCCACTCAGCAGCAACTGCACGAATTGTCGTAGGGTTCATTTCCCCCGGCACCACGGCTGGCCCGAATACAGGGAACATACGCACAACATCAATGCTTGAGTGTGGATACATTGCGTCATACGGGTAGTTAGTCGGTAGCTCATCCTCGTTTATCCATGCAATCGGCGGCTGCGCGTTGTTTGATTCACCGGCGCGAGCCTCTTCATAAGCTTCTAAGAGCACATCGAATAGAGCGGCCTTTTCCAGTTCTTCACGTAATGAAGGCTTGAAGTCCAGATAATCTTTACCGGGGTCAGCGAAGTTCAGGAAGAGGGTGTCATAGCCACCCAGCAGGCGAGACAACGCGCCGGTATCAATGCAAGCCCGCCATGCGCAACGGAAGAAGAAAATCTCTTCCCGCGTCAGAAAGTCCGGGGCGAAGCTGATTTGTGAAGCTTCTTGTCTTCTCGTTTCCCATTCAGCCAATTGGGCGGCACGGAACAGCCGCCATAAATGTTTCAGGTCGTCTTCTGTCACACGCGCCATACGCACATTAACTACAGTCATAACAACCCCTCAATGTGTGGTGAAAAGTTCGAAGCTGAGCAGGACATAACCCGGCAGCAGGTGGCCTACATCAGCAACATGGATAACTAATGCCTGTAGGGATGCGCCTGTGTATCCGTCTGGTTGCCACTCGCGTAATTCCAGCGTGTCACCTACTGCATAACCTCGGTCATTTACGCGCAGTTCTGCCAGCTTCAGGCCGTCATGCACCGGCCCGAAGTGACACGGGAGCGTTTTCAGTTCATGTGTTTTCATATCATTGCGTTCGGGTTGATAAGCAGAAGGGAGGCCAGTTGCTGGCTACGTTTACGAAGGCCGACATCTACCCCCTTCGCATAGGTTTGATTGAGCAGCCGAATCATATCCGCAGTGCATCTATCAAGAAGAACGGCTGGCACGGTAAAAACGTAACCCCCATCGCGATTGAAAACGTCGATTGCCTCATCACCAGTGGGACAGGTGCGACGCTCAAGCCTCAGATCATTAACCATTACGCTTCCTCTTCAATGGTCATTGTGATGCCAGCCGCCTGAGCGGATTCCTGTAGTTCGGCTGCGGCGATGGCGTCCGGGTCGGTGCCTTCCGCTGGCTGAGCTGGTTTGTTGTCGTGCGTGTATTCCTGGAGGATTGAATTGATTTCAGCTTTAAGTGATGCCTGAACTTCAAAGACCAGTTCACCGCTGGATTTCTCCGAGCATTCAGAAAAGTTTGCGAGCAGTTCAAGGAATCGGCGCGCTTTGGGCGCACTGAACTGAGGTTTAGCGATGCTCTTCGTAACCTTTTTCTTTCCAGCCTCTTCAGCTTTCTTCATCAGGCGAGCGGCTTCGCGGTCTGCATACACACCGTGTTCACGTGCAATACCAATAGCAATCGCGTAGTTCATGGAGCCAGCGCGGACCAGGCTTTTAATGTAGGGAGTGCATTCGTTCAGCTGAAGGTGTTGGAGAATGTCGGATTCTGAGCGTTTAACTTTCGTCGCTATTTCGGCAGGGCTCCAGCCTTGATTCTGTAAACGGTGGTAAGCTGCGCCGCGTTCCAGCGGGGTCAGTGCCAGCCCCTGCGAGCTCGTCACCATGAAGGCGATTTTGTCAGCCTCAGAGCCCACAAAGTCCTTACATTCCAGGCGAACAATGTCATAACCCATTGCAACAGCGGCCAGTGCACCATGATAACGGTGATGCCCGTCGATAACTTTCACGCCACGTTCGGTAACTTCAACTGCCAGAGGTGGGATGTACTCACCGGCAATAAAGGCGTCGCGGAACTCTTCTACGTGCGCCTGATTGAGCTCACGAACGTTATAGCCTTCTTCCGTGTAAAGAGCGCTCAGAGGAACGTTGTATGTTTTACGGGTAGTTAACCCGGCTTCCTTGTCGTTATACAGCTGGCCTAAGCTTGCCATGATGTTCACCTTTAAAATTTAGGGAATGCTTCGCTATGCGCCGCCGCGACGGCGCATAAAACAACATTCAGAGGGGTTAAATAGAGCCTTCGTAGATGGGCAGGTCTTCACCCAGTTGGTTTTCCATATCAACCACGATTTCCTGGAAAGCGTGTTCAACAATCTTTTTCGGTTCGATGAGCTCATACCATAGGATTAGTTGACCATCGCGCAGTCGGTAGCGGATGCGAGCATCGAGCTGATACGGTTGGCCGTTGTGGAATGGGGCAATTGCCAGGCTAATTTTTTCAGGCAGTGAGGTATTCCCTGAACCGGATTTTTCATCACTGAACGCCATCTGATAGGTGCCATCGTTCAGGCGGCGTACAGACTTAAATTCCGCCTTACGTGTCTCCTGAAACGCCAGAACCATTTCCAGCAGTTCGGTACCTGACGGGCCTTTGTAGTCATCACCCACAGGCGCGATATTGTGAATATGGTTTTCCAGAAACTCGCCAAAATCCCCCTGATCCATTTTGACCTTGTCGGAAGACTTCCACTCTCTCCAGTCATCAGAAAACGGGCAGTTATATTCAGCTTTATGATCGCCCCAGTTCGCTGAAGTAGCCGACTGGTGATAATCCAGAACTGCGGTAATGCTCGTTGTAGTCTTGTCAGCAAAAACGGCTGTCCGCTCATCGCGGAACTGTTGGATATAGGCGATCAAAGAGCCTGGAGAAATCAAATTAACTTTCTGGCGAATGCGGGATGGAGCCAGCTGTAATTTTTCCATCGACTGCAACGAGTAGCCGTCCGGCACAATAACGGACGGAATATCTGTGGAAGCTTTCAGCGTTGCAGCAGTCAGAGCGCTAATTTCACGCACAGTTGAGCCTTCAAATTCTTTCATTGAATAATTTCCTTATTTGGTTGTGGTGGTTATTACTGGGCGGCGAGCTTAATCGGTGCTGCTGCTGGGGCTGTGTCAATCACACGTAAATCAAGCTGCGTCTGGTTGGGGTCGTCGCGTAACAGGTCGCCATCAGCGGTTGAGAACATGATGGTATCCGCGCGGTCCAGTTCAGGGATGGTGCGGGTTACTTTTGGCGTAACCTTCATTGTGTTCTCGTCGCGTGTGTTCAGCATTGAACAGTTAAGGGTAAGGGTGATTGCCCCTTTCTTTCCTGTCTCACGGACGGCTTTAATAACTTCAGCCAGGGCTTCCGTCAGTTCGGCATCAAGGGTGCCGCGGTTGATGTAGGCCAGCTGCTGGCTGAAGGGGGTCGTATTACTTTTGCTTTCAGGTTCAGACATGGGGACTCCTGTCAGTGGATGGATCGCCTTTCTGGCTAAGGAGCCTGTAAAGTTTGCTCCGGCGCCACGCTTTGGCGAGGGAAAAAGGGTTACGGGTAGCCTGTACACCGCGCGGGCAGCGCATCAGGTCAGTGCTGTAGAAATTAACGTTACGGATAGTCACGCTGTTTCTCCTTTGCTTTAGCCCGCCTACGTAGTTCGGCGTTTATACGCTTCTGGACTTCGCGCAACCGCCTTTTTTTGGTCCTGGCATCTGCACCTGCGCATGAATGCACTAACGCGTTGAGCGCTTTACCATCGCCAGAAGCGAGGCTGTGAATAGTTATACCTCCGACGCCATAGGCAAAAGATTTCTTAATTTCAGAGAGACTTGTATTCTTTAGGTTTGCTAACTGCATTAACGCTTTGCTAATTAAAGCGTTAAATTCTGTCAGCTGCACATCGCTTAATATAACTTCATCCTTCATTGTTTAATCCTTTCTAAACGTTAGTGTTCCGCTCAATATCTATTGCATCTTTAGTTACCGGCATTGTCGGTATATCTCTGAGGCGGTAATGTTTATGCCAATGTGTGAATAAATCCACGGCGACACGCGCGCGCCGTGGATTTTCGAATGTGCCAATATATACTGAGCGTTTCCATTCTTTGCTGTACGGGATTGCTTTATATCCCGTTTCAGTTCTTGAGATATATTTCATTTTTTGGTTCTTAAATTGCGTAACGGTCCGCCAGAAAAGAGAACCATTTTTCAATGGATTTTTTCGAACTATCAGCGATACGCTTCACTTCGCGAACGTCGTCATTTTCAACCATGTTTTCAAAATGATTTTTCATGGCCTTTAGGCGTCCAGCATTTACGAAATAAGGGCCAAACTTATCGAACGCATAACCGCTTCGGTCACCCGCGCGGTTCAGAATGTCTTTGATAGTTGACACTGTGTATCTGCACATATGATTTACCTCAGTCAGTTTGCTTTGGTGGTGTGGTCGGTGGGACACCCATTTCGACCCGATTCGGCCTACTTCAATTCGGCAATAGTTCCTCGGGCCTCGCCGCTTTACGTGCGACATATTCCCGTCCATGAACCCTTCACCACACCCCAAAGAAAACTGTTTGCGCTTGCGCACCTCTGCCACCAGTGTTGCCCTTTCACGCCCGTAATACCGGGGCTAATCTTCCCGCCGACCGGATCGCACCCGGCGGTACATCGCATTTATGCGTAGGGGTCTAAACAGGTTCAGTGCGCTGTTCCGACTTTGCAGATTGTTAAAGAGCGTTGCTTGTCTTTTCACCACTTCAGGCTCAGTGGTATCCTTGCGGTTGATTACTTCTGCAAGGAAAAGGAAATGCTTAAATCAACTCTTATTGCCACGTGTCTTTCCCGTTGCGGGATGATTCCCGATACTTCAGTTGGAGAAGTTGCCGTTCATGAAATTTTTGAAAAATATTTCCCTCGCCATAGTTTTAAGGAATGGAATACCTCACTAACTGACGATGTTGTTCAGCATTTTCTTGATGCATCAAAAGATGCAGGGACAATTAGAGTTAATTTTTTTATTGAGGACCTTTGGGATCTGTAATTGGCAAGGAACCCAAACTTCCAAAATGTTTGTGTAGAATGGTTTTATTTGATGCATTAGCCTCGTGTTCAAGTGACGGTTCATGCATCAATGCTCCAATTACTGCTTCCATAAAAGTTAAATAATCCGCAGCAACGGCCTTGTTGGTGTTAATGCAGGCAAGCGTCGTGCCGTTGACTAGAATCGATACACTCCTGTTACGCATTTTCATCACATCAACTCCTTAATTGCTCTTAGGTTATCGAGCAAAACTTAACTTCAATGATGAAAATCTAAATTAATTTAGTTTTTTGGTCAAGGTGGAAATCAAAATATTTTTAGATTTCCATGGGGAAGGGGTTTTAACGAAGGATCAGGAGCGCATCTGGCGTCGATGTTCTATCACCACGCCAATGATTGAGATGTGTTCAGTTAATGAGCTATGAGTGGCAAAATCGGGGTTCAATGGGACCAGTTCAAACACTTCTACGCCGTTCTCATTAACTCCTCTGGACCGATATTTTTTAAATGTTGCCTCTTCGCTGCCATTTTTTCCTACAACAAAGTCTCCTGGGGCTGGATAAAGGTCGGGGTCAACTATAAGAGTGTCTCCTTCCTTAAAATCCGGTTCCATAGATTTACCACGAACCTTTACAGCAAAAGTTCCCATGGAATGATGGCCGTTGGTAAGAACGTAATCCACTTTGCCTTCTAAATTTCTTGCATCACTTTCTGAAGTCCAGGCTCCAGCCTGAACCCAGCTGATAACTGGAACTTGCATCACGCCAAAGGAGGATGTGGCGATGTTGGACTTCTCTTCTTTCCCTGTAAGCAAGAAATCTTCTGATACCCCGAAATACTTGGCTAATTTTGTAAGGGACATTCCTCCAGGGCTGTTTTGGTTTTTCTCCCAATAGCCAACTGTAACGTCGCTTACCCCAACAATTTTGCCTAATTGTTTTTGCGTGAGTTTTCTTTCTTTTCGCAATGATTGGAGCCTTGCACCGAATGTGCTCACTTCAAATACCTCGTTTGAAAAACCTAAATTATTTTAGTTTTAATTGACCAAAAAATGTTTTGGTTTTAGTATCTAAAAAAAATTAGGAGAAGTGGTATGACTACACAAGAACTTGAAACCTTTTTTGGCTCACCTATCGAGGCGGCGAATTTTTTTGGGGTATCCCCTGAATCCTTTTATCAATGGCGTAAACGCCCTGGTGGATTGATTCCTAAGGGCAGAGCAACAGAAGCTGCTTACCGCACTCAAGGTGGGCTCGTGTATCGGCCTGAGCTTTATGAAAAGCGTACACAAGTAACTCCCAAATCATAACCACAGTAAGAAGGGGAAAGTTGTGGGTGATAAGCATTGGAAGATTGAAAAACAACCCAGTTGGCTGGTGGTCGCTATCAAGAAAACCATCGCTGAATTACCAGGTGGATACGCTGAAGCTGCCGAATGGTTAGATACCACTGAGAGCGCGTTATTCAATCGCCTCCGCTCTGAAGGTGATCAGATTTTCCCTTTGGGGTGGGCCTTAGTTCTACAACGGGCGGGTGGAACTAACCATATTGCAGATGCAATCGCACAACACACTGGCGGGGTATTTGTACCGCTTACGGATGTTGATGACGTAGATAACGCGGATATTAATCAGCGGTTAATGGAGTCAATCGAATGGATTGGCAGGCATTCCCATTACATCCGTAAAGCCACGTCTGATGGTGTGATTGATGCTACCGAACGGGCACAGATAGAAAAAAACAGCTACCAAGTCATGAGCAAATGGCAGGAACACTTGACGTTGTTATTCCGGGTTTTCTGCGCTCCCGATGAGGTTGCCAAACCACCAGACTAATCATTTCAGCGCCCAGCGTACACCGTGACGCCGGAGGGCCAATGTATCAGGACGAATTTAATTATGTCGCTCTCCCTGCGGTTTACACCCGTGAGGATGGGGCGTGGATACGTGCGCAACTTTCCACGTTGCCTGTTGGGTTGAGAGACAAAATCGCGCTTGCGTATGCGCAGGCGTACCAGGACGCATTCGACGCTGAACAGGTGTCATTCCGACAGCAGAACGCGGCCAGACGATCGGCAAACAAGCGGTTGCGTGAGTTCTGCGCACGGTACACCCCAGTATCACGGGGTTACACGTCACCACCACCGCGGGTTGATTGATTTTTTTTAGCCGTCTAAACGGCTATCCCTCATAAGCATCAATGGGGGAAAGGGGGCGGTTTTTGGGGTTTAGCGCGAAGCGCTGGAACAGGGACTTTACCAACAACTGAAATGGTTAAGTTGATCACTGTAAGGGGTTTGAAACGTCGCTGGCTGTCTGGACGTTTAGCCGTCTAAATGGAGATTGAAAATGATTTGTTCAGACGTGAAAGAAAAGTGGGCGCCTGTGCCGGTGGCAGCATACGCCAGGGCATACGAAGTCAGTACTCACGGCAGAGTACGCTGCGTTCCGCGCATTGCCGATTCTGAATATTTTATTCGCCGTATCAATGGCGGTTGCCTGAAAGGGCGCGTTCGCCAAAACGGTTACAAAACTGTGACGCTGAGCGTCAAACGTCAGCGAGCTAAGTTTGGCGTTCATGAGCTGGTGGCAGCGGCATTTGTGCCTAACCCATCGTGCCAAACAGCAGTGACGCACATTAACGGGGATACCCTGGACAACCGCGCCGCTAACCTGGTATGGGGAGGGAAGGACAATGCTTAACATCCAGCCCCGTGAAAAGCAGGTTGTCGCCCTGAACATGTTGCGTGCAGAGTGGAAGCAAAACGCCTCCTTCCTGCTGTATGCGCCTGTAGGATTTGGCAAAACCGCTATTGCCGCGCTGATTACAGACGGCTTTGTAAGCCGCGGGATGCGCGTAATGTTTGTGGCACCGTATACAGTGCTGCTTGACCAGACCGCCACACGGTTTATTCAGTACGGCCTGCCGGGTGATGAAATCAGCTACGTATGGCGCGATCACCCGTCGTACAACCCGACTGCACTGATCCAGATAGCCAGCGCGGACACGCTTATACGCCGTGAGTTCCCGGATAACATCGACCTGTTGATCGTGGATGAAGCGCACCTGAAGCGTAAGAAGCTGCTTCAGGTAATCGACAACCTTACCCGCAATACAGCAACGAAGGTGGTTGGTCTGTCAGGAACACCGTTTGCGAAGTTCCTGGGGAATTACTACCGCCGTCTGATCAAGCCGACCACCATGAAAGAGCTGATCGCTATTGGCGCGCTGAGCAACTACGAGTTTTACGCACCGTCACACCCGGACCTGACGAACGTCAAGACGACATACCAGGCGGGATACGGTAGCGACTACAACGAAGAACAGCTGGCCGTTGTGATGAGCGAAGCAAAGCTGGTGGGCGATATCGTCAAGAACTGGATGGAGAACGGCGAGGACCGCCCGACAATCTGCTTTTGTGTGAACGTGGCCCACGCTAATTACGTTACGATGGAGTTTGCCCGCGCTGGCGTAGCAGTCGAAGTTATGACGGCCAGCACACCTCACGACGAACGCCAGTTAACCATCCGCCGGTTTGAGCAGGGGATCACCAAAATCATCGTGAACGTCGGCGTTCTGGTTGCCGGGTTCGACAGTGATGTGCGCTGTATTATTTTTGCCCGCCCTACCAAAAGTGAAATGCGCTGGATTCAGACGCTGGGCCGTGGCCTGCGCCCAGCCCCTGGGAAAGATTACTGCCTCATCTTCGACCACAGCGGCACCGTTAACCAGCTGGGTTATCCCGACGACATTGAATACGACTACCTCCCTTCATCCTCTGATGGCATGGAAGACGCACCCGCGCGCGTAGCTAAAACCGACCAGCCTGAAAAGCTGCCGAAAGAGTGCGGCCAGTGCCATTACGTCAAACCCGCTGGCGTTTACATCTGCCCGAAGTGCGGCTTCAAACCGCTGGCGGGCGAAGACTACGAGACGGACAGAACCCGCGGCCTGAAGAAAATTGGTAGTGCTGAATCAAAACCTTCAAAAGAGCAAAAGCAAAGCTGGTGGTCGCAAATCCTGTTCTATCAGCGCACCCGCGCAGCGCAGGGCAAGCCGGTAAGTGATGGCTGGTGCGCGCATACCTACCGCCAGAAGTTCGACGTCTGGCCGCGTGGGCTGGACAACACCCCTAAAGAGATAACGCCGGAAGTGGCGAACTACATCCGGTCAAAACAGATCGCCTACGCCAAAGGCAAAGCAAAACAGGATCAAGCAGCATGAAGACGAAAGAAGCAGCAATAGGCCGTTGGGGTGAAATATTCGAGGCGTACAAGCTGCCGCCCATTACTGGCAAAAATCATTACAAAGGGGAGTGTCCTGTTTGCGGGCGGAAAGGGAAGTACCGCTGTGACGATAAGGACGGAACTGGCTCTTATATCTGTGTGTGCGGTTCTGGTGATGGCTGGGCGCTGTTGGCTGCTGCCACAGGCAAAGAATTTGGTATGCTGGCCGGTGAGGTAGACAGGATCATTGGCAACCAATACACACCAGAGCAGAAGACGGCAAACCCGGTTAAAAGCGAACTTGCACAGCAACGGGAGTGCGTGAGCCGTAAATTTTCCACGTTAACCCCGCTGCGCGGAACGGGCGGTGAGCGTTATTTTCAGAGCCGTGGTATTAACGCACTTCCTGCCGAAAATATCCGTTACTGCGACAATCAGCGCGCAGCTGGCCGAACGCTGCAATCAATCTATGCACTGGCAACAGATGACCGCGGCGCGCTTTGCTACCTGCACCGCACATTGCTTGATGGTGATAAGAAGGCAAACGCTGGTGGCGCGGCTAAGAAGTTAATGAAGTTGCAGGAAGATAACTATCTGGACCACGCGCGTTCTGTAGCGGTGCGAATGTTCCCCACGGCTTCAACGCTGGGTATTGCAGAGGGTATCGAAACTGCGCTTGCCTGCCATCAGATAACGAAGTGTGCCACCTGGGCGACGATGAACACCGCTTTCATGCGCCGGTTCCGTGCACCTGCCGGAGTGCGCTCGCTAATCATTTTTGCCGATGCCGACAATAACGCAGCCGGTCACGCCGCGGCGTTTGAGTGCGCAACGGCAAACCTCCACGCGAAGAACGACCTGGAAACAGTAGCAGTGCGCTGGCCTGCCCGTGGCGACTTCAACGACCTGCTGATTGAAGGCGCTGAAGTTTATGAGTGGGTATTTAAACGCGAGGCCAAAAAATGAGGAAGCCCGCGAAAGCCAAAACCTACAAGCCGAAGGAGTGCGCCCAGTGCGGCAAGACGTTTACGCCTACACGACACCTTCAGAAAGTTTGTGGCCCCCGTTGTGCCATCGACTATCAGCGCGCGGCAAAAGCCCTACTGGCAGAACGTGACCGTAAAACAAAGCTGAAGATGCGCAAAAAGGAACTTCAGCCACGTGGTTATTTCCTAAAGAAAGCGCAAACAGCGTTTAACGCATTCATACGCGAGCGTGACGAGGGTAAGCCTTGCCCCAGCTGTGGAAAATATCACCCTCCCAAAGTGTTCGGCGGGCAATGGGACTGTGGTCATTACATGGGTGTAGGTGCACGGCCAGAACTGCGTTTTGAAGAGAAGAACGCTTACAGGCAGTGCAAGGCATGTAACGGCGGCGCCGGTAGGTTTGCCGCGAAGAACAAAACTGTACACGAAAGCTATCGCTCCACGCTTATCGAATGGTACGGCCCGGAGCTGGTGGATTGGCTGGAAGGCCCTCATGAAGCAAAGCACTACAGCCGCGAAGAACTGGAAAAAATAGCGGCTCACTATCGCCGTAAAACCCGCGAACTTAAAAAGGAGAGAGCCGCATGATTTACGACCTTATTTATGCCGATCCGCCCTGGCAGTACGGCAACACGGTTAGCAACGGCGCCGCAAACAATCATTACAGCACAATGAGCATGGCAGACCTGAAACGGCTACCTGTCTGGCAACTGGCTGCTGAAAACTCCGTTCTGGCGATGTGGTACACCGGCACACATAACCGTGAGGCTGTCGAGCTGGCCGAAGCTTGGGGGTTCCGGGTTCGCACGATGAAAGGCTTTACGTGGGTGAAGCTGAACCAGAACGCCGGAGGGCGCTTTGATAAAGCCCTGGCCGAAGGCGCGCTGGTGGACTTTACCGACCTGCTTGAAATGCTGGACGCAGAAACGCGCATGAATGGCGGCAATTACACCCGCAGCAACACGGAGGATGTACTGATAGCCACACGTGGAAGCGGACGTGAACGCGCCAGCGCGTCGGTTAAGCAGGTAGTACACAGTTGCCTGGGTGAACATAGCGAGAAGCCCTGGGCTGTACGCCATCGTCTTGAACAGCTTTACGGCGATGTCTCCCGCATTGAACTGTTCGCACGTGAGGAATGGCCGGGATGGGACCGCTGGGGCAATGAGTGCAACAGCAGTGTCGTAATGATTACAGGAGAAGTAAAAGGGGCAACTCATGCAGCGTAACATACAGGCAGTATTAGAACGGTGGGGCGGCTGGGCTGCTAATGACAACGTAAACATTGGTTATTCAAGCATCGCTGCGGGTTTCAAGGGGCTAATACCTCAGCAAGGAAAGACCCGGTTAAGTTGTAGTGACGATGACGGATTAATTATTGAAAGTTGCATGAACAAACTAAAGGCAGTCAGAAAGCAGGAATATGATTATCTGGTTATTCATTATGTTTATGGAACATCAAAGCGGCGAATTGCGAAAATAGTCAAAAGTGATGAAAAACGGGTCAGGATAGTTATTCAAATGGCGGAGGGGTTTATTGAGGGTTGTTTATCTGTGCTGGGCGTTAAAATGGATATGGACCCCGAAGTCGAAGTTTACAAATAATAATTAAAATAACCATCCGCGGGCCGCAAATTTTATATTAATGTGTTAAGAGTGGTTACTTCGTTAGACGGCTTAACGCTGTTTAAAAGAATTAATCAGTCATAATCGTAGCAAAGTCACACCTGTAACAAACCTTAATTACGTAAGTCAAAGGGCTACCGGCTGGTGGCCCTTTTTTTTATGCCAATGGCGGCATCACAGGGACTTTGAAGTGAGCTTCTTGGCGGTTGCGATGCTTCAAAATCTTTTTTAATTGAAACGGAAATATTATGGCTCTTGAGTTCATCACAAAGGAAACGGTGGGAGGCTTCTTTACGGCCCTTGCCGCCGGGGCTGGCGGGTGGATTACCTTTGGCCGCTATTACATGTCCAACCGTGCACGCAATGCTAATGACATTCAGCAAATAGCGATGCTTGAGCGGCAAGCGCAGTCGATAGAACGCCTGGAATCATTAAACAAGCAACTCAGGTTAGAAATAGCGGAAAAGGACGATGTAATACGGGAGTACTGGAAAACCATTACAGAGACACAAGCCCGTTTACAGATTATCGAGAGTTCTCAGAAACACCTTGAAGCACAGAATGAAGCTTTAAAAAGGGAAGTGGCTGTGCTTACGGAGTCAAACAAAAAACTGGCGAGTGAAATTAATCGTTTTATAGCATCCTCAGGTAAAACCCAATGAAAAAGAATGGCACTGATAAACATAAGAACATAGCCCGGCGCCAGTGGCTTTTAATTCTGGCCGCTGCCCTGGGGATTTATTTTGGTGGATTCACATCAGGTTATTCATTTGCTACTGCGAAGCACGAAATTACGCAGGAACGGGCAGCAAGCGCAGTCCTGCATTCAGGGAGTGAAAGAAAATGAGCCAGATTATCGGCATCCTGAACTACGAAGAGGGCTACAGAGAAAAGCCCTACCTGGACACACTGGGCTACCCGACGGTGGCTGGTGGTATCAAGCTTGGTCCAAAGGGCGCACCACTGACCCACTATACATTCACTGTTCCGCGCGCCGTGGGTGATGTCTGGAAACAATATTTTGTTGATGACCTTGTACGCCAGATGAATGAAAACCTACAGATTAAAGCCGCGCTGGCGCACTGCAATGAAGCACGCCGCGATGTGTTGATCAGTATGGGTTATCAGATGGGTGTAAATGGCCTGGCCTCATTCAGCGTGACACTGAGCCTTATAAGCCGTGGTGACTATAAGCAGGCATCGGAAAACATGTTGAAAAGCCTTTGGGCTCGCCAGACGCCGCGCCGAGCGAAGCGCCATGCTGAAGTGATGCGCACAGGAACTTACGACGCGTATAAGGGGCTTATCTGATGAAACCCCGTTTAGTGAAAGACTGGCGCGACTGGTGGCGCTGGCATTCAACGAAGGCGCTCGTTGCCTTGGGTTTGCTGCCGACAATCTGGTTCGAACTTCCGCCGGAATGGAAAGCTGAAATCCCATCTTCATGGTTGAAGGTTGCTGCGCTGCTGGTTGCTGTAGCCGGTATGTACTCACGCATGACACTGCAACGGAAGCCGCAAAAATGAGCGCAATCGCAGGGGCAATTATCGCGCTTCTGGTGCTGGTGGCTGGTGCATTCGGCATAGGGCAATCAAGAGGCCGAACAAAAGCGCAGCAGGAAGCAGAATCACAACGAGCCGAAGAGAAAGCCGCAGGTGCTGAAGCCGCAGCGGCACGGCGTGTTGAAGTAACGAAGGAAGCCAGTGATGTTCAGCAAACCGTTAACCATATGCCTGACAGTGATGTTGATAGCGAGTTGCGCGAATCGTGGACGCGTAAAAGTTGAGCTGGTGGATACCTCATGCGACTGGGTTAAACCCATCTACCTTACCGAGCAGGACGTAACCGTTATGGACAGGCAGACAAAACGTGATGTGCTGGCCCATAACAAAGCCTGGCTGATTAACTGCGGGGGCCGAAAGTGAAGCGCCGCGGGATTTTTTATACAGGGATGCCGGTAGTTGGTCGCGCTGGTGGCAATTCTGCAATCGATTTAAGTGATATTGATTTCACTGCTACAAAGCTTGACCCGCGCGTGCTGTACAGCCGCCCCGGCAATCTGTCGTTTATTGCGCAAAACGGCGCGATTGAGCAGGCACCCTCTAACGTCTGGCCGTTAGAATATAAAAACGGCGTTGCAGTAGGTCGTCATGAACCTGAGCCACAGCGCACTAACCCAATAATCGACAGTCGCGTAAGTGGCAGCGGCTGGCGTGCATATCAGGCTGATATAACAGGCACAACTACAGCACCGGACGGCAACACAACGCGTCTAATCAAAAAATCGTCTGCAACATCTGACGGCGGCGTGTATCAGACGCGAGCGTTATTTGGTTTAGAGTTCCCGATTACGCTATCGGTGTATGGAAAATCAGCGGGTGTGTTCGCTGTTTACGCAGAGAATACCGGCGCTGCAAATCAGATAACGTTTCGCAATGCAGCTGAATGGCAGTGCGCGACAAAAACAATTCCTAATGGTGCGGCAAATGCAAACTACAACGGCACAGTCGTCATCTACAGCACATCAGAGACTCAGCTGGGTGATGCGTTCGCTGGCTGGAGCGTGCAGGCAGAGACAGGAACATTTGCAACGTCTCCAATACTGACGAGCACGGCTGGGGCAACCCGCGCAGAGCCAATTGCGAAAATTCAAAACCCGGGTGGCCAGGCCACAGCAATCCGCATCCACTACACTGACGGCACGTATACAGAGATTGCAGCAGTGAATGGTGGCGATTTCGATATTCCCAAATCCACGCGAAACTGGTCAACTCGTCACATTACGCGCGTTCAGTACAGCAGGGGGTTCTGATGCAATACCTGAAATTCCCGGATGAGGATACAGCAAAGAGCGCAACAGGCTGGTGGTCAAAAAAAGCAGGCTGGCCATCACCGACGCCTGCGCTGCAAATCGTTGTCAGAGGCACGCTCTACAACGATGACGGAGAGTATGACCCTGAAACCCGGAAAACGATTAAAGAGCCGTCCAAACGTGACGGCTTTTTTATTGACGTGATTTACGGCGACATCCCGCAAATGGCGCAACAGTACATCGTGATGCCTACTCACCCCGATTTTGTACTGGCGTAAGGAATTAATAATGGATGAAACAAAAGATGTTTATCTGACTAATGAATGGTTGCAGATAGCAACAGGTGACGAGTCTGAAGCTGTAATAGTTCAGGTTGTAACCGGCACAGTATATATGCGTAAGTCAGCAAGCAAGCCAGACTCTGATGTAACGGGGCTGCGGCTGTTTGGTGTGTGGGGAGCCGATTCAGCTAGACCCATTTGGATTCGTGCAGAAAATGAAGCACTGGTTGTAGTGAGTTAAACCTATGCCTCCACGAACCCCGAAAGCCTGCCGCAAACGTGGCTGCAAAAATACGACAACAGACAAATCAGGATATTGCGATTCGCACCGTGGCGAGGGATGGCGGCTATACAAACCGGGCCAGACACGCAAACAGCGTGGTTATGGTCCGCGCTGGGATGTGCTGCGGGCGCAGGTACTCAGGCGTGACCGTGAGTTATGCCAGGAGTGCCTGCGCCGGGGTGTGATTACTACCGCCACTGAAGTGGACCACATCACCCCTGTAGCGCACGGAGGCAGCGATAGCAGCGACAACCTTCAAAGCTTATGCCGCCCATGTCATCGAGTGAAGACGGCGCGAGAGCGGCTTACAGGGCGGTAGGGGGGGTAAAATCGCTATCAGCAAAGCCTCTCCTGACTGCCCGCCCAATCGAATTTTTATACCCGCGAAAAATGAAATTTAACCAGGAGTGTTCATGGCTGGAACGGCTGGGCGTTCCGGGCGTCGGCCAAAGCCCACCGCGCGTAAGGAGTTGGCCGGTAACCCCGGTAAACGCGCCCTGAACAAAGATGAACCGGTGTTCTCTCCGATTAAAGGAGTGGAACCGCCAGAGTGGTTCGAAGCAGAATCATTACAGCTTGCATCAGTGATGTGGAAGTTAACAACGAAGGAACTTTGCGGGCAAGGGCTTTTGTGCGTGACCGACCTGGCCGTACTGGAACGATGGTGTGTGGCGTATGAGTTCTGGCGCCGCGCAGTGAAGAACATCGCGCACCAGGGTAACGCTATCACTGGCGCGATGGGTGGCATGATTAAAAATCCTGAGCTGACAGCAAAGAAAGAACAAGAGTCAGAAATGACTTCCACTGGCTCAATGCTGGGGTTGGACCCCAGCAGCCGCCAACGCCTAATCGGCCTGGCGGGCCAGAAGAAAGCTACCAATCCATTTTTAAAGGTAATCAATTCATGAGCCGGAAAGCATACCCGAACGTTAACCGCGCGAATCAGTACGCGCGTGACGTTGTGCGCGGAAAAATTCCGGTCTGCCAGTATGTAATTGATGCCTGCCAGCGTCACATTGACGATCTTGCGCAGGAGAAAGGGAAAAAGTTTCGCTATCGGTTCGATAAGGACCTGGCTGAACGTGCAGCAAAGTTCATCCAGTTATTACCGCACACGAAGGGGGAGTGGGCGTTTAAGCGTATGCCTATCACACTGGAGCCGTGGCAGTTGTTCATAATCTGCAACGCCTTTGGCTGGGTGCATAAAGGTTCAAAGCTTCGCCGGTTCCGAGAGGTCTACACCGAAATACCACGCAAAAACGGTAAATCAGCTATCAGTGCTGGCGTGGCGTTATTCTGCTTCACTTGCGACGATGAGTTTGGTGCCGAAGTCTATTCCGGCGCGACGACAGAGAAACAGGCGTGGGAGGTTTTCCGCCCGGCCCGGTTGATGTGTAAGCGTACCCCGCTACTGGTTGAGGCGTTCGGCATTGATGTGAACGCCAAAAACATGAGCCGCCCGGAGGATGGCGCCAGATTCGAACCGTTGATCGGCAACCCCGGTGATGGTCAATCACCACACTGTGCAATCGTTGATGAATATCACGAACATGATTCTGACGCGCTCTACACCACAATGATTACGGGGATGGGCGCACGGCGCCAGCCGATAATGTGGGCTATTACAACCGCCGGTTATAACATTGAAGGCCCATGCTACGACAAGCGCCGGGAAGTCATCGAAATGCTTAACGGCACCGTCCCGAATGATGAGTTGTTCGGCATTATCTACACCGTTGACCCAGGCGACGAATGGACAGACCCGCGTTCGCTGGAAAAGGCAAACCCAAACATGGGTGTCTCGGTTTACCGGGACTTTTTGTTAAGCCAGCAGCGCCGCGCAATGAACAATCCGCGGCTGGCGAACATCTTCAAAACCAAACATCTGAATATCTGGGTATCAGCGCGGGCGGCTTATTTTAACCTGCTTAGCTGGCAGGCGTGCGAAGACAAAACGTTAACGCTGGAACAATTTGAGGGCCAGCCCTGTGTGCTGGGCTTTGACCTTGCCCGCAAGCTTGATATGAACAGCATGGCCCGCCTGTTTACAAGGGAGATAGACGGCAGGACGCATTACTACAGCATAGCTCCCCGGTTCTGGGTGCCGTATGACACGGTATACAGCGTTGAGAAAAACGAGGACCGCCGCACGGCTGAACGTTTTCAGAAGTGGGTGGAGATGGGTTATCTGACAGTAACCGACGGTGCTGAAGTCGATTACCGTTACATCATGGAAGAGGCTAAAGCAGCTAATCGGCTGAACCCGGTAAGCGAATCTCCAATCGATCCGTTTGGCGCAACTGGTATTTCTCATGAACTGGCTGATGAAAACCTGAACCCGATAACCATCATTCAGAACTACACCAACATGTCAGACCCGACGAAAGAGCTGGAAGCGGCGATTGAATCCGGCCGTTTCCATCACGACGGCAACCCGATAATGACCTGGTGTATCGGGAACGTGGTTGGCAAAACTCTGCCGGGTAATGACGATGTGGTTAAACCCATTAAAGAACAGGCGGAAAATAAGATTGATGGCGCGGTGGCGCTTATTCAGACCATTGGCCGCGCAATGTTGAAAGAGCCAGCTGACTTCCTTTCCAGTCTTGATCCAGATGAGGACGTATTAATTTTATGAGGTCATTAATCACAGATGTAATCGGCCTGTCTGGTTTCGGGTTATTAATCGCCGGAATATTTCAACAGTTCGGGCAAGCCGCGGCATTAATTTTAGCAGGCGTAATGATGCTGATTTATGCGCTGCTGATGGCGCGGAGGCGAAATGCTACTTGATGCACTTTTTCGAAGTGAACCACTGGAAAATCCGGCAAACCCAATAACAGCAGAAATGGCAGATACAGACGGGCTATTTAACAAAGATGTCTATGTTAGCCCAGAAACAGCCATGAAACTGGCGGCGGTGTATGCCTGTATTTATGTTCTGTCGTCAAATCTGGCACAGATGCCACTACATGTTATGCGTCGGCACAATAATAAAGTCGAGCCAGCGCGCGACCATGCTGCTTTCTATTTGCTGCACGATGAACCTAACGTGTGGCAGACCAGTTACAAATGGCGCGAGCTGAAACAACGGCACATTCTGGGCTGGGGGAATGGTTACACGCGGGTGAAGCGTTCCCGGCGCGGTGAGCTGACAAGTCTTGATTGCTGTATGCCGTGGGAAACCACGCTGTTGAATACCGGCGGGCGTTACACCTACGGGGTTTATAACGAAGAGGGCGCATTTGCTGTTAGCCCTGACGATATGATCCACATCCGCGCGCTGGGGAATAACCAGAAACTGGGCCTCAGTCCCATAATGCAACATGCCGAAACTATTGGTATGGGGATGAGCGGCCAGAAATATACCGAAAGTTTTTTTAATGGTAATGCACGGCCAGCCGGAATTATTTCTGTTAAGCAGGAATTAAAGCAAGACAGCTGGACCAGATTAAAAAAGGTATGGCAAAAAGCCTCCGAAGCCCTACGTAGCCAGGAAAATAAAACCTTATTACTTCCTGCGGAGCTTGATTATAAGGCGCTGACGGTATCACCTGTGGATGCGCAGATTATCGAAATGTCAAAATTAAACCGGTCATTGATAGCGGGCATATTTAACGTGCCTGCACACATGATTAATGATCTGGAAAAGGCCACGTTCTCAAACATTACGCAACAGGCTATCCAGTTTGTTCGCTACACGATGATGCCGTGGGTTACGAACTGGGAGCAGGAACTAAACCGACGTTTGTTTACCCGTGCTGAGCTGGCCGCAGGGTTCTATACCCGCTTTAACCTGACTGGCCTTTTACGCGGTACACCGCAGGAACGCGCACAGTTCTATCACTTTGCGATTACCGATGGCTGGATGAGCCGCAACGAAGCACGCGCGTTCGAAGATATGAACCCTGTGGAAGGGCTTGATGAAATGCTCGTTAGCGTGAATGCAGCCAACCCCGGAAAGGACTTCAAGACAGACAGCAGCGAGGATAAAAAAGATGAATGACCGTGAAGTGCGTTGCTACAGCGGCGAAGTCCGCGCGGAACAGCACAGTGAACAACCCACACGGATCATTGGTTATGGCTCCGTTTTCAATAGCCGTTCCGAACCGCTGTGGGGGTTTCGTGAAATCATTAAGCCCGGCGCGTTTGATGATGTGCTGAATGATGATGTTCGTGGCCTGTTTAACCATGACCCTAACTTTATTCTGGGGCGCAGCGCTGCCGGAACGTTAAAGGTATCTGTGGATGAGAAGGGGCTCCGCTATAACATTGACGCCCCCGATACACAAACGATACGTGACCTCGTTCTGGCGCCCATGTTGCGCGGGGATATTAACCAAAGTTCCTTCGCGTTTCGTATCGCTCGCGATGGTGAGCACTGGTACGAAGATGAAGAAGGCGTGGTGATTCGTGAGATTACCCGGTTTTCGCGCCTTTATGACGTAAGTCCCGTGACCTATCCGGCCTATCAGGAAGCTGATTCGGGCGTTCGCTCGATGGAGGCCTGGCAGGAAGCCCGTAAAAGCGGTGACCTTCTGAAAGCAGTCAACCAGAAACTGGCGCGTGAGCGCGTCCTTACCTTATTAAACGCCTGAGAGAACACAATGAAACTGCATGAGTTAAAGCAAAAACGTAATACTATCGCGGCTGATATGCGCGCGTTGCACGATAAGATCGGTGATGAAGCCTGGACCGATGAACAGCGAACGAGCTGGAATAAAGCTAAAGACGAGCTGGCGAAAATTGATGAGCAGATTGCTCGCGAAGAAGAGCTTCGTAAGCAGGACCAGGCGTACGTTGACGATCAGGAGCAGGAACAGCGCGACAACCAGAAAAAAGATGGTGAAGGCCAGAACGATGAGCAGCGCGGCCAGATTTTTGATAAATGGATGCGTCACGGTGCCGGTGAACTGACTTCTGAAGAACGTAAGGCGCTGCGTGAGTTACGCGCTCAAAGCGTGGGAGCTGATGAAAAGGGCGGCTATACCGTACCAACGACGTTCCTTGCGAAAGTTGTTGAGCAGATGAAAGCCTACGGCGGCATTGCCAGTGTGGCGCAGATTCTGGCGACCTCAGACGGGCGCACGATGGAATGGGCTACCGCCGACGGCACAAACGAGTTCGGCGTGCTGTTGGGCGAGAATGAAGAGGCCGGGGAAGAAGATACCGAATTTGGCATGGACAGCCTGGGCGCGCTGAAAATGACCTCCAAAATTATTCGCGTCTCTAACGAGCTGTTGCAGGATAGTGCAATCGACATGGAAGCCTATCTGGCCCGCCGCATCGCTGAACGTATTGGTCGCGGTGAGGCCCGTTATATTATTCAAGGGACCGGTACCGGCACGCCAAAACAGCCGAAGGGGCTGGCAACATCGGTTACAGGCACAACTTCGACTGCTGCCGCCACAGCCGTAACGTGGAAAGAAATCCTTGAGCTGAAGCACAGTCTTGATCCTGCATATCGCAACGGTCCCAAATTCCGCCTTGCGTTTAATGACAGCACATTAAAACTTATCAGCGGCATGGAAGACGCCAAAGGCCGTCCGTTGTGGCTCCCGGACATTGTCGGCGTGGCGCCAGCCTCCGTGCTTAATGTGCCTTACGTTATCGATCAGGAAATTGACGATATCGGAGCGGGCAAGAAGTTTATGTACTGTGGAGACTTTAACCGTTTCATTATCCGCCGCGTGAATTATATGACGCTGAAGCGCCTCGTTGAACGTTATGTTGAGTACGACCAGACCGGCTTTGTGGCCTTCCACCGTTTCGATTGCATCCTGGAAGACACTTCCGCGATCAAAGCGCTGGTAGGTAAGGGCGCTGCCGCCTGACAGCAAGCCAGCCATTAACCATACGCCGCGTTAAGCGGTTTTTTTGTGCCCGCGTTCTGGCGGGCACATGGAAACAAACATGCTGCTGACACTGGAAGAGATTAAAGCCCAGCTTCGGCTGGATGCCGATTTAGCCGATGAAGACGATTTTCTAAAACTTATCGGTGAGGCGGTTCAGGCGCGCACAGAAACGTATCTGAACAGAAAACTCTATAACGATGAACCGCCGGACACTGACCCGGACGGCCTTAAGATTCCCGCAGATATCAAAATGGCGATGTTATTACTGGCAACGCACTTTTATGAAAATCGCGCTTCCGTAACTGAAATTGAAATGAGCGAGCTGCCGCAGGGTTACGCCTGGCTTGCTGGACCCTACAGGTTCATCCCGCTATGAAAATCAGGCAGACACAAGCCAGCGCAACCTATTTGTTACCGCAGCCCGGCGAGCTTAATAAGCGTGTTGTCATTCGTCAGCGTGAAGATGTCCCGGTTAACGGTTTTGGCGTAACGCCGTTCTATCCAGAGCAGTTCCCGGCCTGGGCCAAAATATCTCAGACCAGCGCCACGACTTACCGGGAAACGGCGCAGACGGACAACGCTGTAACGCATTACGTAATCATCCGCTGGCGGCGCGGTATCACGTCAGATTTTGAAGTGGTTCACGGTGAGCAGGTTTACCGCGTACAGCGGGGGCGTGACCTGAACGACCAGCGTCGCTTCCTGCTACTGGAGTGTACTGAACTGGGCGAGTTTAAAACCGTAAGTGATACCGGGGGGCAAAATGGGAACTCCCTTTTTACACGTTGATTTCCAGCAGAACGGCGAGCTGAACTTTAACCGCGCGCGGGTGCGCCGTGCCTTTGTGCGTATCGGCCAGATGCATATGCGCGAGGCCAGAAAACTGGTCATGCGCCGCGGACGTTCGGCGCAGGGTGAAAACCCCGGATACCAGACCGGGCGCCTCGCCAAATCTATCGGCTATCGTGTTCCCCGCGGCGGGGCAAAGCGCCCTGGTTTCCTTGCGCGTATCGCTCCTAACCAGCGCAATGGGGAAGGCAACAGAATGATAGAAGGTGATTTCTATCCTGCTTATCTGGTTTACGGGGTGCGAGGCGGCGCAAAGCGCAAACGCGGGCATCACCGCGGCGCTTCCGGTGGCAGCGGCTGGCGTATAGCCCCACGTAATAATTTCATGGTCGAAACTCTGGAGCGTAACCGCAGCTGGACGCAGTACTTTCTGGCGAGTGAACTACGTAAAGCGGTGAAACCTGTCAAACGGCGGACGAAATGAAACTGACACCCATCATTGCAACGCTGCGCGCGCGCTGCCCTGTATTCGATAACCGGGTGGCTGGAGCCGCACAGTTCAAGAACCTGCCAGACACAGGCAAGCTACGACTCCCCGCAGCATATGTTGTTCCTGGTGATGACAATGCGAGCGAACAGCGTAGCCAGTCGGACTACTGGCAGACTATCAGCGAGGGGTTTTCCGTAATCATTTTCGTGAGCAATGGTGTTGATGAGCGCGGCCAGTCCGCATCGTTCGATGTTGTCCATGATATTCGCAATATGCTGTTTCGTGCGCTGCTGGGCTGGAACCCGGAGCCAACCGGCAACCCAATCACCTATGACGGTGGAACGCTGCTGGACGTGAACCGGCATGAGCTGATTTATCAGTTCGATTTCCGGGTTGATACAGAGCTGACAGAAAACGGGGACGAGGGTGAAGGCGGATTTATCAGCCGCCAGCGCGACGAGCTAAACGACCTGGGCGAACTGGAAACGTTGAGCGTTGAGGTTGATTTCATCGACCCCGGCACCGGGCCGGATGGGGAAGTAGAGCACCGATTAGTACTTGATAACCTATCAAACTGATGTGATAGGTTTGCCACCTGCGTTTCGGAAATCGAAATGCAGCTAATCGCGATAACAGCCGAAAGGCCCATCGCATTCCTTTCTTGACCGGCAAGCCAGCCTTTCACAGTTCACCACCACTCGTTGACAGATCCGCAAAGCCTATCGCATACTGCCCGCACTAGAACTTAAAGGCGGTCACCCGCACCCGATAGCTTTGCGGCTTTTTTATGCCTGCAATACGGCGTAACTGCATCCAAAGACCGGGTGGAGAGGCGTTAATAAAATACCCGTAAGGGGAATATGCCCGGAGCTCCTTTAAGGCTCTAGTTGACACCCGGTCACCAGCTACTAACTGGTGTTTACGACTAAAACTTAAAGGAAGTCATTATGGCTAACCAGCTAATCCCCGTTTTTTCAGGCACTATTTCAAACGAGCCATCACTACTTTGTAACGCACGGGACCTTCACGCCTTCTTGCATATCGGGAAAAGGTTCGCTTCGTGGATCACTGAGCGCATCAAAGAATACGGTTTTGTTGCTAATCAGGACTACATAGCTATTTCCCAAAACCGGGAAATAGGTCACGGGCGGGGAAAAATTGAATATCACCTCACCTTAGACACTGCCAAAGAACTTGCGATGGTTGAACGTAACGAGGCTGGGCGGCAGGTTCGCCGTTACTTTATCGAATGTGAGAAGCAGCTTCACAAAGCTGATCCGGCCAAACCTGAGATTACACAGGAAGAAGAAGATGCCTATTACCTCAAACTTTTGGCGGCACATTACAGGGTGCTTTACGACACCTGGAAGAATCAATTATTGCCTGTACTAAGCGCGCTTGAATCCCCGCTTGCCGGGCGACTACATGATCGCTTCAGTGATGGGTACATTCACCTGTGTACCGTTGAAGCCAGCCTGAACAAAAAGCTATTGCCTGGGCAGGCTGCACGAATTCGGTAATATTAATACCGTAGATTATCGCTGAACAAAAAGGCGGGCTGTTCCTAGGAGGACGGCCCGCCTTTTTATTTACACCACCTGAGAGAAAACAAATGTTCGTTAAACCCACTGAAGGGCGATCGGTTCCCGATCCTGCCCGCGGCGACCTGCTGCCAGCAGATGGCCGAAACGTTGATGAAACCAGCTATTGGTTGCGCAGGCTGGCCGCTGGTGACGTTCAGCGCGCTGACCCACCGGATGACACCGACACCATAAACAAGAAGGGTAAAAGCTGATGGCTATTAGCATGAGTACTATTCCATCCAATACTCTCGTCCCGTTGTTTTTTGCCGAAATGGATAATTCCGCGGCGAACACGGCGGCGACCAGTGCGCCTTCGCTGCTGCTAGGGCATGTTAATGCCGACGCGGTGATTGAAAAAAATACCCTGGCAATCATGCCGTCGGCGGATTATGCGCGCCAGCAGTGCGGGGCCGGTAGTCAACTGGCGCGCATGGTGGCCGCTTATCGTCAAACTGATCCATTTGGTGAGCTTTATGTGATTGCAGTCCCTGAGCCAACGGGTGTCGCTGCGACTGTAACGTTAACAGTCACCGGAACAGTAACCGAAAGCGGCACCGTTAGCCTCTATATCGGGCGCCAGCGTATTCAGGTTGCAGCGGTTCAGGGTGACAAAGAAGCCACCGTGGCGAGCACTATCGCCGCAGCAGTGAGCGCTGATGCCACATTGCCATTTACGGCATCTGCCAGCGCTGGCGTTGTGACGCTGACAGCACGGCACAAAGGACTTACGGGCAATGAATTGCCGGTGAGCCTGAATTATTACGGTTTCAGCAGTGGGGAAGTTCTCCCGGCAGGTATTCAGATCAAGGTTGCGCGTGGTGCAACCGGCAGCGGTGCGCCAGACCTTAGTAACGCTATTGCAGCAATGGCTGATGAACCCTTTGATTACATCGGGCATCCGTTTAATGACGCGGCTTCCATCAAAGCGCTTGCAAACGAGATGAACGATACAAGTGGGCGCTGGAGTTATGCGCGCCAGCTTTACGGCCACACGTACACCGCGAAGCTGGGAACGCTGTCAGAACTCATCACAGCAGGTGACCAGTTCAACCTGCAACACGTTACCCTTGCAGGCTATGAGCCGGACACTCAAACCCCGGCGGACGAACTGGCAGCAAGCAGGACAGCCCGCGAGGCGGTGTTCATTCGTAATGACCCGGCACGGCCAACCCAAACCGGCGAGCTTGTTGGGATGCTACCAGCACCAAAGGGTAAGCGCTTCACGATGACAGAGCAGCAGTCTCTGTTAACTCACGGGGTAGCTACATCTTACGTTGAAAGCGGGGTGCTACGCATTCAACGTTCTGTAACGACATACAAGCGTAATGCCTGGGGGGTTGCGGATAACAGCTATCTGGATAGCGAAACCCTACACACCAGCGCTTACGTTCTTCGCAAACTGAAAACCGTTATCACAAGCAAATACGGGCGGCACAAGCTGGCGAACGATGGCACACGCTTTGGCCCAGGACAGGCAATCATCACGCCAGCGGTGGCGAAGGGTGAAATGCTGGCGGCTTATCGGCAGATGGAACGGGATGGCATCGTCGAAAACTACGAGCTGTTTAGCCAGTACTTGATCGTTGAGCGTGACGCCAACGACCCGAACCGCCTGAATACACTATTCCCACCTGATTACGTTAACCAGTTGCGGGTGTTCGCTGTTGTGAACCAGTTCCGCCTGCAATACACAGAGGAAACCGAATAATGGCCCGCATCGCAGGAACCTGTTATTTCAAAATTGACGGCCAGCAGTTGAGCCTTACCGGTGGCATTGAAGTGCCTATGAACACCGTTGTAAACGATGATGTTATTGGCCTGGATGGTTCAGTAGATAGGAAGGAAACGCATCGTGCGGCTTACGTCAAAGGCACTATGAAAGTGCCAAAGAACTTCCCAATCCGCAAAATTGTTTCATCTGACGCTATGACAATTACGGCAGAGCTGGCAAATGGTCAAGTGTACGTATTATCAAGCGCCTGGCTGCACGGCGAAGCAAACCACAATGCCGAAGAAGGGACCGTTGATCTTGAGTTTCACGGCGAAGAAGGAGATTACCAATGAAAGAAATCACTCTCACCAAACCAGTTAAGGCGCACGGCGAAGACGTTCATGTACTTGAACTGCGCGATCCTACAGGAAAAGACGTGCGCGAACTGGGTTTCCCGTATCAGCTTTCAGCAGACGCCAGCGTAATGATTAATGCTGGTGTTGTCGCAAAGTATGTTTCACGCCTTGCGAGCATCCCGCCCAGTTCTGTTGATGATATGGCGCCTGCCGATCTGAATACCCTGAGTTGGGAGATTGCCGGTTTTTTCCTGGGGGCGTCGAACCCAGACAGCTGATAAACGCCTATTTCGATTGCGCGAAGTACTGGCGTCTTAACCCTCTTGAACTCCTTAGCGAACCCTTCGCAACCGTAGAACTCCTGGCCGCCCAGGCAAACCGAATAAACAGGGAATCACAGTAATGGCATCGTTTGAATTGAAAGCCCTGATTACCGGGGTGGATAAGCTTTCGCCTGCGTTAAATTCCATGCAGAAGAAGATTAAGGGGTTCCAGCGCGGGATAAAAAAAGCCGGATTCGAAGACCTGAACTTGGGTGACATTATTACCGGCGGTGCGATTGCAGCGCCGTTTGTTGCTGGAGCAAAAGCGGCGATCGACTTCGAAAGCGAAATGGCTGATGTTCGCAAGGTAGTCAACTTTGACACGCCAGACCAGTTCCGCCAGATGGGTGATGACATATTAAAAATGTCGGAACGCCTGCCAATGGCGGCCAGCGATATTGCAAAGCTGGTTGCCGCAGGCGGTCAGGCTGGTTTTGCGCGCGAAGAGTTACAAGGGTTTGCAGAAGACGCCCTGAAAATGGGGGTTGCGTTCGATCAGTCTGCTGATGTGTCCGGCGATATGATGGCGAAGTGGCGCACCTCCTTCAAGATGACACAGAAGGAAGTAGTCGCACTGGCGGACAAGATTAACTATCTGTCAGACAACGGCGCGGCTAATGCGCAGCAAATATCAGACATCGTTACCCGCGTCGGGCCGTTGGGCGAAGTCGCTGGTATCGCGTCTGGTGAGATTGCGGCGCTCGGTTCGACAATGGCTGGTGTTGGGGTACAGCAGGAAATAGCGGCTACGGGTATTAAAAACCTGATGCTGGCCCTCACTAAAGGTAAGGCGGCAACGAACAAGCAAGCCGCAGGTTGGAAAGTTCTGGGCTTCGACGCCGAGCAAATAGCAAAGGATATGCAGAAGGACGCCAAAGGCACCATCCTGAAGGTGATGGAAAGCATATCTAAGTTGAGCAAGGAACGGCAGGCGCCCGCGCTGTCAGTAATGTTCGGCAATGAATCCATCGCGGCAATTGCTCCACTTCTGACGAACCTGGACCTTGTTAAGCAAAACTTTGCAATGGTGGCAGATGCCAGCAAATACGCTGGTTCTATGCAACGCGAGTTTGAAAACAGATCGGCAACAACAGCAAATCAGTTACAGCTATTGCGCAACCAGGCAACAGCCACGGGCATTGCGATTGGTAACGCATTATTGCCCGCAATCAACAGCGGGGCGAAAGCGCTCGGCCCGATGCTAGGTCGGGTAAATGATTTTATAACGCACAACCCCGAATTGGTTAAAGGGTTGGCCGGTGCAGCCGTAGCGTTTACGGCGCTGAAAATTGGCATATTTGGTGTGACGGTAGCCACGCGGGTTCTGTCTGCTGTTGTCGGAATGTCGCCAGTAGGCATTATATTGCGTGGTGTTGCGTTAATTGCTGGCGTAATCATTGCGAACTGGTCGAAAGTTGCGCCGTTTTTTCAACGTGTCTGGGGTGGAATAAAATCATTATTCAACGCCGGGTCGTCAGCTATAAAGGATACACTGGGTTTCTCTCCGCTTGAAATGATCGTTGCGGCGTGGGGATCGTTACAACGTTGGTTCTCAACATTCTGGAGCGGAGTTGTTTCAACTGCAAATATTGCGTGGGGAATAATAAAAACAGCATTTGCATTCAGCCCGTTGGGTTTGATAATCGGAAACTGGGGCGCTATATCATCGTGGTTTGCTGATTTATGGCGTAACATTACTGGCTGGTTTACAGGCGGGCAATCAGTTGTAATGGATGTTCTGTCGTGGACGCCACTTGGATTGATTGTTTCAAACTGGGATGTAATTAAAGGGTGGTTTTCATTACTGTGGGAATCAATAACTCAGGTGTTTAAAAATGGGTTATCTTTGTTTGAAAGTGTTTTTGGTTGGTCGCCGCTTGAATCAATTAAATCTGCATGGGGGCCAGTTGTTGGTTGGTTCGAAAGTATGTGGGAAAAGGTATCTCCCATCATTGAGTATTTCAAAGGTAATGCTGGTAAGTCGTTGGCTGAAATTCAGGCCGGTGTTCAGAATAATAGTTATACGTCTGAAATATCTGGCGGCAAAATTACACCATATCAAATAACCCCTTCAACTAATAAACAATCTGAAGTCAATGTGAATGTTGATTTTGCCAATACTCCGGCAGGAACGCGTGTTGCTGCAAAAGCAAAAGGCGGGGTGAATGTAAACGAAAACGTGGGCTATACATCGCTTTCACGGGCGTATGGAATGGGAAGCTAAGACATGAGCTGGAAAGAACGCCTTCAAAATGCATCGTTCCGTGGCGTGGTGTTTAAGGTTGAGGCTGAAACATCAGACGTTGGGCGTAGAACGGAAACACATGAATACCCGAACAGGGACAAACCATACTCTGAAGACCTGGGCAAAACGACTTTCAGAACAAATATCACAGCTTACGTCATAGGTGATGATTGCTATACGCAACGAGATTTATTAATTGATGCTCTTAACAAGCCTGGGCCGGGGGCATTAATTCATCCGTCTTTGGGAGAGATTAATGTATGTGTTGACGGTGAAATAAAGGTCAGTACAAGCAGTAAAGAAGGGCGCATGGTGCGCTTTGATTTAAAGTTCGTCGAGGCAGGGGAACTATCATATCCCACAGCAGGCGCGGCAACGGCGCAAAACTTAATTTCATCCTGCACCTTATTAGATGATTGCATCAATAATTCATTTGCTCGTTTTGGTCTGGGTGGCTTGCCAGACTTTGTTCAGAATGGTGTTATTAATAGCACAATGGATATGATTGGTTTTATTCAGGATGGTTTGTCTATTGCTGATTCCGCAATATCAGATGCGGCCAGATTATTACAGGGTGATATTTCTGTTTTATTGCCTCCACCATCATCTGGAAAAACGTTTATTGAACGGTTGCAAACGATGTGGCGGACAGGAAACCGGCTGTACGGAAATACTGGAGATTTGCTCACGATGATTAAAACCCTGTCTGGCGTCAGCCTCGGTAATGATTTAGCGCCGCGGGGAGTCTGGAAAACCGACAGTGTAAGCACAAAGAGCCAGACTGAGCAGAGAAACTATGTAGCAAGTGCAATCCGCACTACTGCCATAGCTGAAGCCGTTTTTACCACGTCGAACCTGCCAGCCCCACTAACACAACACGCCGCGCCCTCATCGAGCAGCACGGGCGTTACTGCTGGGGTAACTGAAACAACATGGCCCACTGTATCCCATCCCGCCCTTGTGAGTGTGCCGCCGATGACAGGCGGCAATAGCAGCAGCCAGGCATCACAGGTTGAAAAAACCGAAAGCGTGGTGACTTCAACAGGCGCTACTGAAACTGACGCGTTACCTACCTGGGAAGAACTGACAGAGGTCCGGGATACTCTGAATGCCGCGATTGATAAAGAACTGGCCCGTACAGACGACGATCAGTTGTTTATTGCATTACGTCGTGTGAAAGCAGCGTTGAATATAGACATTAAGCACAGGCTATCCGTGATTGCGCGTACTGTTGAGCGTACACCTGCCGAAACCGCCCCGGCGATAGTGCTGGCGGCACGCTGGTATGACAATGCAACACGGGCGCAGGAAATTATTCAGCGTAATGGTATTGCCCATCCCGGCTTTGTTCCTGCTAAAACATTACGGGTGCCAGCGATATGAACGACAACGTGATTCTGCGTGTGAACGGGCGGGAATGGGGCGGTTGGACAGACGTAAAGATCGGAGCTGGAATTGAACGTATAGCGCGTGATTTCACCGTAGAGATAACGCGAGAGTGGCCCGGTAATGATAGTACAGGCTCGCTACAGCCGCGCATACAAGCAGGCGCTCGGGTCGAGGTTCTCATAGGTGATGACCCAGTAATTACGGGTTGGGTTGAAGCTACGCCGGTTCGTTATGACGCCAACGCAATCAGCGTGGGAATCAGTGGCCGCAGCCTGACGGCAGACCTTATCGACTGTAGCGCTACGGCAATACAATTTAAGGGGCGGTCACTGGTACAGATAGCCACGGAACTTGCTAAGCCCTTCGATGTTTCTGTGATTGATGCAGGGGCACCGGCCACCGTGATTGCTGACGTTCAGCCCGATCATGGTGAAACAGTTATTGAAGTGATTAACAAGGTTTTGGGGCAGCAGCAGGCGCTGGCATATGACAACGCCAGCGGACAGCTGGTCATTGGTGGCATTGGCACATCGCGCGCCAGTACGGCGCTGGTGCTCGGCCAAAATATTATTTCCTGTGATACAGAAAAAAGCATTCGTGAGCGATTTTCAACGTATCAGGTTGCCGGACAGCGCGCCGGAAATGATCAGGACTTCGGCGCGGCGACAACATCGGCATTACGAGCCAGAACCATTGATGCAGGCATAGAGCGTTACCGCCCCGTCTTTATTCGCCAGACCGGGCAGGCGACAGGAGCCAGCTGTATCGCGAGAGCCGAATTTGAAGCACGTCAACGCGCAGCGCGAACCAATGAAGTTACCTATGTCGTGTGGGGCTGGCGGCAGGGCGACGGCTCGTTATGGCAACCCAACCAGCTTGTCGTTGTTCATGACCCCGTTTGTGGGTTCGATAACGATGAATTATTGATAGCTGAGGTAACGTTTACGAAAGGCGCTACCGGGACGTTAACAGAATTGCGCCTGGCTCCACCTGACGCCTATCTACCAGAACCTGAAAACCCCGCCAGCCGTAAATCCCAGAAGAAGAAAAAAAGCAAAAAACAGGAGCTACCATTCTGATGAATCTTGGAGCTATACAGCGGCGCTTGCTGGGCTTAATCAGTCGTGCCGTGATTGGTGCGGTAAACCCGGCGGCAAAATGCCAGACAGTAGATGTAAGCATGATTGCCGGAGAGCAAAAAGCAGGCATCGAAAATCTGGAGCAATACGGGTTCACAAGTCACGCACAGGCCGGTGCAGAAGCATTGTTGCTGTTCCCTGATGGTGAACGATCTCATGCCTTGGCGATCTGCGTTGCAGACCGGCGTTACCGTATGACCGCACTTGCTGCTGGTGAAGTGGCGGTGCATGACGACACCGGGCAAAGCGTCGTGCTGACCAGAACCGGGATCGTTGTAAATGGTGGCGGTAAGCCAATAACGTTCACGAACGCACCGAAGGCACGTTTTAACATGGACATTGAGGCAACCGGAAATATTACCGATCGGGCGGGTAGTGGCGGGCAAAGCATGGCGGGTATGAGGGACACATACAACCAGCACACTCACCCGAACAATGGTGGCAGCGCGCCTAATCAGAAAATGGGGGGCTGATGAAAAATTTAGTGTTGCTGGTGGACGGCAAGCAGGTACGCGCCAGCGCATCGCTTGAGCCTTTGATCCGGGCAGTAGTAATAAGCCTGTTCACATGGCGCCGCGCTGAGCCTGACGATAGAACTGATAGCCCTATGGGCTGGTGGGGTGACACATGGCCAACTGTACAGAACGACAGATACGGCTCCCGCCTGTGGCTGCTGCGCCGTGAAAAACTGACTAATCAGTTAATCAACCAGATAAGAAATTACATAACCGAAGCACTGAACTGGATGATTGATGATGGTGTAGCGAAGCGCATAGACGTTCATGTTCAGCGAACGGGCATTAACGAAGTGGGAAACAAAATAACCATCTGGCGGGGCGAAAGCCCCGTTGTTGTTTCGTTTGCTGATTTCTGGAAGGTGATAACAGATGGCAGATAGTGAGTTTAGCCGCCCAACATTGGCGGAAAATATCAGCATGATCCGCTCTGATTTGTTCGCGATGCTGGATATTAGCGACGAGCTCCGCCGAATGGATGAAGATGTGAGAGCAAAGGTTTATGCCGCGGCGCTGCATACTGTCTATGGGTACATAGATTATCTGGCGCTGAACATGCTCCCTGATAAATGCGATGAAAGTTGGCTGGCACGCCACGCAGCAATGAAGCGTTGCCCACGCAAAGCAGCAACTTACGCAACAGGGTTTATGCGCTGGGATGGGGTAACGAACGGCATAACGGTTATTAACGGCTCAGTGATACAGCGTGATGACCTGGTACAGTACACAGCAACGGCTGATGCGGTGAGCGCGGGTGGGGTGCTGCGCCTTCCTGTGATCTGCTCAACGGTAGGCGCAGCGGGAAATATGGACGACAGCAGCGCGATGTATCTGGTAACGCCAGTTGCTGGTTTACCGTCCGCTGGTGTGGCTGACACAATAACCGGCGGCTTTGATATTGAAGAACAGGAGACCTGGCGCGCGCGCGTAATCGAACGTTACTACTGGACACCGCAGGGCGGGGCAGATGGGGATTATGTTGTGTGGGCGAAAGAGGTGGCCGGTTTGTCACGTGCCTGGACCTATCGGCACTGGATGGGAACGGGAACGGTTGGTGTGATGGTTGCGACAAATGACTTGGTCAATCCGATCCCCGATGAAGACACAGTTAAGGCTGCTAAAGACCATATTGAACCGCTGGCACCTGTAGCGGGGGCAGACCTTTATGTTTTTGCACCTGTCCCACGGGCTGTTGATTTCAGGATAAGGCTCACACCGGATACGGAAGAAGTTCGGGCGGCAGTCATCGCGGAGTTACGATCATTCCTGCAACGCGACGGCTACCCGCAAGGGGAATTAGAGATATCGCGTATCAATGAGGCAATCTCTATTGCAGCAGGTGAATACAGTCATCAACTTTTATCCCCTACTGAAAATACTCCCATAGCGAAAAACGAGTTGGCAACAATGGGGGAAATTCTGTGGACGTAACCCAGGACGATTACACGAAGTTGCTGACCGCGTTGTTGCCACCCGGCCCGGCGTGGTCTGGCGAGGATGCGGCAATAGCTGGTGTAGCGCCCTCCTTGTACAGACTACACATACGCGCGGATGAGTTAATGAAGGAGATCGACCCCAGAACAACAAAAGAGCTAATAGGACGCTGGGAAACAATTTGCGGCCTGCCTGATGAATGCATCCCGGCAGGCACACAAACATTGCGGCAGCGCCAGCAGAGGCTAGACGCAAAAGTTAACCTGGCTGGTGGTATTAACGAGGCCTTCTTTCTCTCTCAGTTAGCCGCGCTTGGCAAACCTGACGCAACGATTACACGATATGAAAAAAGTGTATTCACTTGCACATCTGTTTGCACTGATTCGCTCTATTCCCCTGACTGGCGCTATTACTGGCAAGTTAATATGCCGTCCTCAACTGATACTACATGGATGACAGTTAACGACCCGTGTAATTCAGCCGTTCGTATCTGGGGGGATACTGTCGTTGAATGCGTCATTAATAAATTATGCCCGTCTCATACTTACGTAATATTTAAATATCCGGAGTAATTATGCATCGCATAGATACAGCTACTGCACTGAAGGATAAATTCGGTGCGGGGAAAAATGGTTTTACCCGCGGGAACCCGCAAACAGGAACGCCAGCTACCGATCTGGATGATGATTATTTTGATATGTTGCAAGAAGAACTGGTAAATGTTGTTGAAACAGCAAGTATAGAACTTGATAAAAACAAACATGATCAATTATTGCAGGCATTACGGAAGCTTTTTTTAAATCGCTCTAATCCATTCTCAGATATAAACTCTGATGGTACAGTTTCCTTAGCGTTAGCAAATCTTGGTTTAGGGGCTGGGGCAAAATTACAGGCTTCTAATGCGTCTATTAGTACCGCAGGCTATATTTCAATTCCGTCTATGGTTAGTGGCATCGAACGAAATATTTTCTTTCAGTGGCGAACAGTATCAATGCCACAATCTGACGATGGGACATTACAATCAGTAGAAGCGAGTTGGCCCGTTCCATTTCCGACGCAATGCCTAACTATAATGCAGGCGCTAAACAACTCTCTGATTTATGCTATTTCAGGAAATCCATTTTCAAGCGCAAGTATTGTTGATAGGTCTAGATTTAAAGTTGCGTCGTCATATTCTAAATCAGCATCAAGTGCCACAATATGGGGGATAGGTTACTAATGAGTAATTACGTTTTTAGTCCATCGCAAAAAATTATATTTCCAAAATGGCTACGGGATGCCTATCAAGTTGTTTCAGCATGGCCCGAAGATGGGATTGAAATAAGTGATGAAATTGCAGATGAATTTAATGGGCAATATCCAACTGGAAAAACATTAGGACATGATGATGAGAATAAGCCGTGCTGGGTTGAGGTGCCGCCGCCATCGGAGGAAGAAGTTAAATATGCGGCTGAAGTAAAAAAGCAAGCCCTGATCGATGAAGCAAATGCATACATTAACAGTAAGCAATGGCCGTCACGGCTGGCCCTAGGCAGACTGAGCGAAGAAGAGAAAGGCGAGTTTAATTTATGGTTGGATTATCTGGACAATCTTAACGCCGTTGATTCAAATCTGTGCGCTGAACTAACTTGGCCCTTACGCCCATAATGATTTTTTGTGTTACGCAATACAATGATGGTTGATTTTTGTCCGCTCGCAAAGCAACGCAAAAAACAACACGCCATTATAATTAATTGAATTTAAAGATAAAAAAACACAATGTCGCACATATCGCAATTGATGCATTTTTTGGTGATGACTAACGCCACGGGGAGATCTCAACAACACAAACAGGGCAGGCATTATACGCCCCCTGAACCCAGAAGGCAGCTGATTATTTACCTCTGATTAATGCGAAATTGCATTATTTCTTTTCTTTAACGCATTATCATGGTACCCAGAGTGTGGACTTGGCAATGCCTGCCACATACTGAATCTTTGCGACATCGTTCTTTGCAATGCGAATGGGGGCATGATCTTCATTGACGGGTAACAGATGGTAATAGCCATCGCGTTCAAACAAAAAGGTCTTTACCATCACTTCGCCGCTGTGGGTGACAACCAACACTTCATCGCCGGGATGATAGTTATGGTTGGGCTCTATAATAACGAACTCACCTTCTTTAATGCGCGGCATCATAGAATCGCCCACGCATTTGAGCGCATACACCTCTTCATCGCAGGACGGCCAGCGCAGATAGCCATCACCGCCGCCCACCGGATATTCCATGTCGCTCCAGTAGCCGCCGTGCCCAAGTTGTGTGTTACCGAGCACGGGTACGCCCTGAGCGTGAAATTGCCAGGACGGACTGGCTATCTCGGCGGCGGCAGGCGTTGAGTGCTGCAGGTCGCGCTCAATCAAATCTACAGGTGAGATGCCAAAGAAGGACGCGATGTTACTCAGCGTCGTGTATTTCGGATCTCTGACTTCACCGGTCAGCATGCGGTGCAGCGTGGATTGCTGCATTTTAAGATGCCGTGCCAGTTCAGTAACGCTACTGATGCTGGCCTTTTCCATTAAATATTTGATATTTCGTTGCAGAGTGTCTGGTGCACTGTTCATAAGGTAACTCCGCGGTTAACTGGTTAATGCATAATCGCATAAAAAAAGGCCCACTTCAAACCGTTTCCGGGTTGCCAGGTAATGCGTTTTCGGATAAAATGGCGGTTGTGGTAATACGAAAACGGATTCCAGCAGGCCGCCTGACAGGTGGGGAGATAGCGGAAGACGTTCCTGACGGGCCTCTTTTGCATTGACGCGATGTCAGGGCGAGCGGCGAGATTTCAGTGGTTAGGAGGGGTTCACGGTGCGTAATATTCAAAGAGTTCTTGAGCGTTGGGGCGGTTGGGCAGCAAGAGACTATATTGCACTCGGTTGGTCACCGGTGGCGGCAGGTTTTAAAGGTTTGATTGCGGCTCCGCGTTCGACGCGACCAACTTGTTGTGATGATGATGGTTTATTAATTGATTCCTGTGTTTCTCGGCTGCGCCAGATTCGTCAGACCGGGGAATATGATCTTCTCATGGCGCATTATGTTTACGGCGCATCGAAGCGCACGCTGGCGCGTATATTAAAGCAAGATGAAAAGACAGTACGGGTACAGCTGCAGGTTGCAGAAGGATTTATTGATGGCTGCCTGAGTATGCTGGACGCCACGCTGGAAATGGATCCCGAAGTAGAAGTGACTATTGTTAAAGAAGAACCCAAACCACGTCCACTGAAGAAAGTGGTTATGTGGTAATGATTTTAACGTTTCAGGCTTAGTGTTCTTCTGCTTATGTTTATATCTTGATATCTCGTGTGGTATGTGAGGTGGAATTGCGATAATGAATGCACAGGTCAAAACACCTGGCGACTTATTATTGATTAGTCTATTTCGCGGTCCGCGAAAATTTATCAACATTATATCAGAGAAAGGAATGGCGATTTATCTGCTGTTCCTTTTTTATTGATTAAGGTATTGCGCGGTCCGCGAAATAGCAGTTAGTCTTATACCATCGAAAGGAATGGCGGTTCATCTTTTGTCCCTTTTTTTATTGATTAAGGTATTGCGCGGTCCGCGAAATAGCAGTTAGTCTTATACCATCGAAAGGAATGGCGGTTTATCTGCTGTTCCTTTTTATTGATTAAGGTATTGCGCGGTCCGCGAAATAGCGGTTAGTCTTATATCATCGAAAGGGATGGCGGTTTATCTGCTGTTCCTTTTTTTATTGATTAAGGTATTGCGCGGTCCGCGAAATGACGGTTAGTCTTGTATTATTAAGAGCAATGACGGTTTGACTGTTATCTGTTAATAGTTCAGGTTACATCTGTCTTTATCATAATAATAAAGGGTTTTTATCATCCTTTCGGCAGTAGCAGACGCTGAATTATAGATATGTTGCGCTATGATGAGGTGTTTTTTGCCGGTTTTATTTAAGGCCACATTATGTGGCCTTTTTCTTTTACGTGTTTTAAACGGCAGCCGCATGACGCCGTTTAAAAAAATAAGTTAAGGGGTTTATATGAATATCAGTGAGCAGGGCCTGGCGCTGATCAAACGTTTTGAGGGGTGCAGTCTGGAGGCTTATCCAGACCCCGCAACAGGTGGCGCACCCTGGACTATTGGTTTTGGCTGGACACAGCCAGTAGACGGTGTGCCCGTACAACCTGGTATGGTCATCTCAAGGTTTAAGGCAGAGCAGCTGCTGCGCCGTGGTATTATTAGCTATGAGCAGGCATTAAACAAAGTGATTAAAGTGCCAGTAACCCAGGCGCAATTTGATGCCATGCTTAGTCTTGCCTGGAATATCGGTACCCGAGCATTTTCTACTTCAACGTTATTAAAGATGCTCAATCAGAAAGATTATGCAGGTGCTGCGGGGCAGTTTTTACGCTGGAACCGTGCCGGAGGTAAGGTCATGCCGGGGCTGGTGCGGCGTCGTAAAGCAGAGCATGATTATTTCCTTTGCGAAAAATAACGGTCAAATCATTTTTACCAGATAAATGAATTGCGGCACTATGAGTAAAAGGTGTGCTCCAGTTGCTTTATTTTTTAAAGGTGTTGCCAGAGGGTAGCGCCTTTATATTTCTGAAATGAGGATTTACTCCCCTTGGCCTGATTGCGCTGGTGGTGAGTAGCGTGGTGAGGTTTTTATATCCAGTTGCTCCGGAAGTCTCTCAAGATATATGAGAAAGAGTCAGGGGTATAATATGTTTGCATTTTATAAAGTCGTAGAGTTAACAATGAAGTGGATAGAAGATTTTTTACCCGCAATATACGCAGCAGCGGCAGCTGGCAGCATTTCTTCGCTCATGAGTATTTACGATGGTAAATCGGTGGTGAAAACGGTAACGGGTGCACTGTCGTGCGGCATTCTCACGCTCGCGATAGCCGGTTCACTGGCCCTGTTTGGGTTGCCGGAAAACTCTGTCACCTTTGTCGGCGCAACAATTGGTTTTGTGGGTGCAGAAAAAGTCCGGGACAAACTACTGTCAATTTTTAATCGCCGCACCGGTGGCGATAAATAATAGCAGGATAATTTGTGCTGACCATAAGCTCTGTGCTGTCGTATTTCAACGTTATCATAATAATACTCCCTGAGTGACAAATTATCACTGGAGGCTATATGTATATGTTCGCTAAAAATGCAAAAATGATCGGTTGGTCAACGGAGATTGAGCCAGGTGAGGTGTTAAGCATTTTAGCTGTTGATATGAATACCGATGTCCCAGACGATAAAATGGATTATAAAGTTGGTCTGGGTATGTTCGCTTCTGTCAGAAATAACGAGCTACTTAACCCCGATTATGCCAGCTGGCCTTTTTATAACCCTGCGACTTGCCCACTGAATGTCGTTGGGCGACGGAATATTGAAATTTATTCTACGCCAGCTTACGCCATTGAGTCGGTACGTGAGTTTCTTGAATTTCAGCGTGAAAATATTACGATATATCAGTCGCTGGTTGACGACGGCATTATTACCGCTGACTCGTTCATTCTGCCCGCCAACGGCATGATGTTTACCTCATCAACACTTAGGGTCGATATTTACGATAATGACGGCAACGTTGTTGAAGGGGCCTGGCAGGAGTTTCAGCTTGATGCTGTGCCGGTGCCCTGGGTGACGGGGCAGTAATCGTCTCTCATTGCATTAATGGATAAAGGCGGCTTGCACAAATGCATCAAGGATAGTCATGAACGGGATAATCAAATACTGGCGCCAGGTGACAGTGGCTTTACTGCTGCTTGCGCTCTACACCGCCGGATATCAGCAGGGGTCAAATACCAGTGAGAGGCGCTGGAAATTGCGCTGGAGTGAGCGTGATGTAGCTCAGGCACAACGGGCAGCACAATATGAAGCGCAAAGTCGCGCTGAAGAACAACGCCGCCGCGATGAAATGGAACAGGTAACTCAACATGCAGAACAACAACTGGCGACGCTGCGCGCTGATGCTGCTACCGCTCGTGGTGCCGCTGAGCGGCTGCGTCGCACCGTCTTACAATTACAGCGCAACAACTCCCGTACAGACACCTGTGCTGACAACACAGGCACGTCAGGGAGATCAGCCAGCTGTGTGCTTGCCGACGTGCTTGCAGAGTCTGTCGAACGCAATCAGCAGCTGGCAGCAGAAGCTGACCGCCGCCGAATAGCGGGGCTGGCGTGTGAGAAGGCCTTCGATGCCATGCGACGCTAGCATCCTGGTTGCCTTATCGCCTGATTTAACAGAGGACGAAAAGATAAATAACGGGTGGGGAAGCGTTTTATTTACCTGTTCGTCGTCAGACTCAAAGGACGTAATCTATTTCTGATTAAGCAGCGTATCGTTAAACGTCTACCGATCTGCGTATTTCATACGTCACTGTTTTTATCACCCGCTTTATTCAAAAAATATTATTCAGGTAGCTATTTTGGCGCAGGAGTAAGCAGATGGATCTCAGAGTCTTTTATATCTTATGGTGTATTACCGCTTTGGCGGGGTGCACTACGCTTTATTATCGATAATGGCCGTGCGATATCTTTTTATTGCCAGTGCATTGCTATGCCTGGCAAGCTGTATTCAGCTATACGGGCCTGTTAAAGCGGGAACGCAACAGAGTGGAACTTCAACTGAGCCAGGACGTTCTGGCGATAACGTTCCTGTCAGTACTGTTATCAATAACCGTCACCCGGACGAACTCTATGATACCGCGCTGCGTTATTTCCATGAAAAAGGGTTGTTGCCACTGCTTGAAGACAGGCAAACCGCTGTTATTGCCACGGTCGGTGATGACCCTGAACTGAGTTCACTTTACCTTGATTGCTCCACCCTGAAGCAGACGCAAAATATTCAGGAGCAGTACCACATTGCTGCGCTTATCTGGAGCGCAGGCGAGGGTACGCGTATTTCGTTGTTGGTTAGTGGTATCGCCGGGCTCACTGCTGGCGATGGCAACGATAAAGTCAAACTGGTTGAATGCCGCTCTACGGGGGTTTTTGAAAAAGACCTGATGGAGCGATTACGCAAATAACCCGTATTTGTTTTTAAGCCCCGACTTATCGGGGCTTTTTTTATGGGCCACACAACGGCGTATACGCCGGGGAGGGGACATGAGTAACAGCAGTAATACGCCTGGCTGGTTAACGCCGCTGGGCGCAGAGCCTGCTTACGATGCGGCGCTGGATGCGCTGCTGGCAGGCTGGATTGCCGGTGTTTCGGCTCTGGCACAGGAGGCCATTGTCGCACAGGCACAGGTGTTGTCAGGCCTGCCGGAGGTAGAGAACAGCTGCACGTTTGCGGTAACCGAGATTGGACGCGATCTCAATCCCGCATTCACGAAGCAGGGAAATGAGAGCGCATCGCTACGGCGAGGCGAAACGCTTTCATGTTGCCTGACGTTTCGCGGCCCTCAGGGGCAGCAACTTGCCGCACGCTTTCTTGACGGTGTGTTGGTAAGCCAAAACCAGGCACAACTGCAGGCACTGGGCTTTACCTTCGGCGGCCATGAGGCGCTGAAGTGTGTCTTCGAAACTATCAATAACCAACCGGCAAAGCGTTACGACGTGACGCTTCGCCTTTTCCGCACGGTTGTTCGTGAGTACGGCGTGATGCCGCTGACTCAGGCTCCCGTCATTTTCTTTACAGGAGAGTAAGTATGTCACAGGGTTTACCTGTTTCTGATGTTGTTAACGTCACCGTAAGCATGGCCGCTCGCGCGGCTCAGGCGCGCAACTTTGGCGCGCTGCTGGTTGTCGGCAGCAGTGATGTTATCGATGCGGGTGAGCGTCTGCGCACCTATTCTGATATCACCAGCGTGAGCGCTGACTTTGGTACTGGCTCAGCGGAATATCAGGCTGCCCGCCTGTATTTCCAGCAGTCGCCGCGCCCGGTTGACCTGTTGATTGGCCGCTGGGTAAAAAGTGCCTCTGCGGCATTGCTGCGCGGTGCTGTGCTGACCGACGATCAGCAGACGCTGTCTCGTTTTACCGCGGTGACCAACGGTGTGCTGGATATCATGATTGATGGCACAAAGCGCAGCGCGACCGGGGTCGATCTGAGTAAGGAGACGAACCTGAACGGCGTTGCTGGTCGTTTGCAGGATGCACTGAGCGGTGCCAATGTCTACTGGGATGAAACTAATAGCCGCTTTGCGGTGCAGTCCATTACTGCGGGCGCTGGCTCTTCCGTGGGTTTTGCCAGTGCCACCGCTGAAGGCAGCAATCTTGCTGAACTGATGGGGTTGAGCGAGCACGCTGGCGCAACGGCTGTAACGGGTAAAGATCAGGAGAGCCTGGCGGATGCCCTGGCGGCACTGTCAGGCGCTTCCGGCGACTGGTACGGCATGGTGATTGCTGATGAGATGCTTAGCGATAAAGACGTACTGGAGGCGGCAGCCTTTATTGAAGCGGATGCCATGTCGCGCTGCTTTGGTCATACCGTTCAGTCCACTCGGGCGCTGGCAGCAGACGTAAAAGATGATATTGCTTCTAAACTCAAAGCAAGCAACTTCAGCCGCACCTTCGTGCAGTACTCCAGCGCGACGCCGTATGCCGCGGCATCGATGTTTGGTCGTGCGTTCAGCGTTAACTTCAACGGCAATAACACCACCATCACGCTTAAGTTCAAGCAGGAGCCGGGCATTCGTGCCGAAACCCTGACCCGCGGCCAGGCCGATGCGCTGCGTGCAAAGAACTGCAACGTCTTTGTGAACTACAACAACGACACCGCCATCATTCAGGAAGGTGTGATGTGTAATGGCGATTTCTTTGACGAGCGCCACGGCCTCGACTGGCTGCAAAACTACGTGCAGACCAACCTGTTCAACCTGCTTTACACCAGCACCACCAAAATCCCGCAAACCGATGCTGGCGTGACGCGCCTTGTAAGCAACGTTGAGCAGTCGCTCAACCAGGCGGTGGCGAATGGCCTGGTCGCACCGGGTGTGTGGAACGGCGGTGAGATTGGCGAACTGGCATCAGGCGATACCCTCACCAGCGGTTATTACGTCTACGCCCCCGCCATTGCCACTCAGGCGCAGTCCGATCGCGAAGCACGCAAGGCACCGGTTATCCAGGTCGCTTGCAAACTGGCCGGTGCAGTGCACTACGCCGATGTCGAAATCAACGTTGTACGATAAGGAATAAAATACATGAGCACTTACTCTTTTATGGATGTTACCGCCTCCCTGTCTGGCCCGCATGGCGTTATCGATTTTGGTGCCGGTTCAGCCAACTCTGAGGAAGGTATTTCGGTTGCGATGAAAGCCGAAAAGAACACCATGACGGAAGGTATTGATGGCGAAGTGATGCACAGCATGAACCCGAGCAAGACCGGCACCATTACCGTCAACCTGCTGAAAAGCTCGCCGGTAAATAAAAAACTGTCTCTGGCCTACAACGCACAGACGCTGTCTTCTGCTACCTGGGGCCGTAATTCTATCACTATCCGCAACACCTCCTCTGGTGACGTGATTTCTGCAAGCTCCGTGGCGTTCCAGAAGCTGCCGGACAATAAAAATGCCAAAGAAGGCGGCACTGTGGCGTGGGTCTTTGACTGCGGCAAAATCGACCAGGTGTGGGGAGTATTTAAATAATGGAATTAACCATTAAAGACGCTAAATATCGCGTGTCGAAACTGGGGGTTTTTGAGCAATTACGTGTTGCACGCAAGCTACTGCCTTTGTTGGCTGAGATGGCGGCGGATTTTCAGGAAGCTCAGGAAAATCCAGAAACAGCAATGCAAATTCTGCTGCCGAAAATTGCCGATGTGATTAGTGCAATGAGTGAAGAAGACTGTGATGCCATTATCCACCCCTGCCTGGCGGTGGTTGCCCGTGAACATATGCAGGCGTGGGTACCGGTTTTTACCCAGGGAGCGCTGGCGTTTGACGATATCGATCTGATGACGATGTTGCAACTGGTGGCCCGGGTGGTGGCCGATTCGCTGGGAAATTTTTTGCAAGAACTCCCCGACGCAGCGATGCCAGAGCTACCAGTGGCCTGATCCTTGACACTTTGCCGGGCGAGGAAGATTACATTCTGCGCCCGGCAGAAGTTTTTCATCTCAACTGGATGGATCTGAAAAGCGGCGCGGTGGATCTCTATGACATCGCGCTGATGAACGATTACCTGGGGATGAACGCGGACAATCAGGCCCGCATTGAGCGGTGGAGAGAGCAAGATGGCAAATGATGTAGCGGTTATAAAAGAGCCGGGGAGACTGTTTAAAGGTGCAGAATTTCTGATGCAATATACACCCGAGCTGAATAAGCTCGGTGAGTCTGCATTGAAATTTAATACTGCAGTTTTTACTTTTACTGAGCGTATTGCAACGGAGATGAGAGCGGGCTGGCAAGCTAGCCAGCAGGTTGGAATGTCGCTAAAGCAGTATCAATCTCTGGCGTATGCGACCAGGTCTTCGGGTGGAGAAACCAGTGACTCGCTGGCATCGGTAGCCGCGTTTAATAATTACCTTAAGAATCAAAATAACCGACAGAGTCTTGCCAGACAGGGTTTAGATTCTGAGGGCGCTAACGGTGAATTGCTTGATAGCAGTAAGCTTTTCACCGATCTGCTTTTGCTGCTGGAGAAAATGCCTGAAGAACAGGCGAAAAAACTGGGTAAAGAAATAGGTCTGAACGAGGGAACTCTGTTGGCCGCCCGCCAGGGAATGGGCAGTCGGCAGGAGGAGTACCAGGCGCAGGTCGCTGAGATAGGCTTTGACCCAGAGAAAGTGCGTGAACAAACGCAGAATTTCCTGAATGCGTTGAATAGCCTTGATGGCGTTAAAGACATTCTTGAAAAAAAGTTCGGTGCTCAACTGGCGGGGAGTTTGGCTGGCCCACTTGAGCGGCTGACACAGACCATTTTAGCGAACCTGCCGCAGATTGAAGCTGCGTGTACTGCTGCAATTGACGTTATCTCCAACTTGGTTGGTATGGTGTCGACGGTTATCAATGCTTTTGGTTCGTTATCTCTTTCGGCCACAACCTGGAAGGGAGCAATCTACGGTTTTCTGACGTTTATAGCAGGTGGTGTGTTAGTTCGTTTTTCAAAATTCTTTGGTGCTTTATGGGGAGTGTTTTCCAGGGGTAGAAATAAAGAATTACCGGATATTGATGTTACTCCATGTAGCAAAAGCAAGAAGGCCCCAGGCGGTAAGAAAAAGCAAAACCGTAGCGCCAGGAAAAATAAAAAGAGGCAAAAACGTAACAAGCTGTCAGGTCGTTCGCTTACCTCTATGACCGCAGGAAAGCCGATAGGTCGACAAATACCAACCAAACCTGGAATGTTTTCTCGTCTTTTATCATCGGGAATAGCCAAAAGTGCTACCAACTTTGGGGCAAAGATTTTTGGCGGGCGAGTTTTGTCTGCAAGCGCGTTAATGATGGGCGCGCGTTTTATTCCAGGGCCTATTGGTCTGGCTGCAAATATTGCAACCCTGGCACCTGTAGCAATTGATGGTGCGAAAGCGTTATGGAGTTTTTTCAAAAAGGGTAAAGAGAATAAAGAGACTGCGCTCAGGCCTGATGATTCATTAAGCCCATTGAGCCAGCCTTTATCAGACACCAGTGGCAGCGTGCCATTACAAGGTGGGGCTGCCTTACCCATTAAGGGCCAATACCTTAGCTCCTTGAATGCCCAGCTATTAAGCAACAATCCCAGTTTGCCCATTAACAGCCCAGCTTTGCAAAATGCCTTTAATCCGAACTGGCTTAGCACAACGCTTGGCGATATGCGAACGGGTATAAACAGTATAGCAACACAGCTACCACAGCAAACAGTGAATAACATCCAGCAAACGAATCATTGCTATGTTTCTGGGACAGGGGATCCGCAGATGGTATCGGATAAGGTTATGGATAATTTCTCCCGTGCGGCCCAGATTCTGGCGCCAAGAGGAGTATAAATGGACATTCTTTCCGCGATTTTTAAAAGCGAACGCTCCAGTATTGGCACGCTGGTGCCGACGGTTATCACTAAGGAAGGGCATACCCACAGGCTCAACATCACCTCACATCCGGTTGAGCGTGGTGCGAATATCAGCGATCACGCCTACGTTGAACCGGCTGAGGTGACCATGGAATGCGGGTTTGCCGGTGGCGGCTCGCTGCTGGATTTTACTGATACCCGGAACTGGCAAATTGGCGAGGGGCTTACGCCTGCTGAGACACTCGATAGCCTGATTAAACTCCAGGAAAGCGCGCTACCAATTACCGTCGTGACCAGCAAGCGTACCTACAACAACATGCTTATTACCTCGTTGGGTTTTACGACGGAGCAGAAAACGCGCCACGTGCTGACCTGTTCTCTGACGCTTAAACAGATACTCATTGCCGACAGCAAGCGCGTGTCCGCCGCGCCTAAAGGCCGTATGGCGGCGGGGACTTCAACGTCTGAAGTGCATAACGCCGGAACCAAAGGCGTTATTCCTGCGGACAGCCTCAAAGCTAACTCGCGTAAATAAGGGGAACTATGAGCATCAGCGAAATTCCGCTTACCGCGGATAATCAACATTTTGCCGTGCAACTCGGTGGCCGCTGGCTGCGGTTTACGCTTTTGTGGCGCGACGAGTCAGGTTGGGTGGTAGATATTCACAGCGAGAGTGATGAGCCACTCATCAGCGGTGTACCGCTGGTGACGGGCGTAGATCTGTTCGAGCCGTATCGTCATCTGGGGTTTAGCGGCGAGCTGCGCGTGCTGCTGGACGACGACGCAACGCTCTATCCGGGCAAAACCAGCCTGGGCAAGCGCAGTCACTTGCTCTACATCAGCGCCTGACGTCAGGAGGAGTTATGAGTCATTTCTGGCGTCGGCGCTTTGAGTTGTTGTTGCTTGATAACAGCGGCTCAGGCATTGCGCTATCGGATTTTAGCGTCGATTTCAGTGTGACCTGGAATCAGGCCAAAACCCCGCGTATCGCCAAAATTAAAATCTATAACCTGCGCCGGGATACCGTTAGCCGCCTGCTGGCACAAGAGTTTTCTCGGGTGCAGATCTCGGCTGGTTATTTTGGTCTGGAGCCGGACGGGCAGGTGCACGAGGTGGCAGCTGATGAGAACAACGGTTCTTCCCGGTTTGGCACCATCTTCAGCGGTGATATTCGTATTGCGATTGAAGGGCGTTCCGGCACAGAAAGTTGGGTGACCATCCAGGCGCTCGATGGTTTTGAAGCCTACAGCTATGCGCGTATTTCCGCGACACTTGCCAAAGGCTATAGCGATGAAAACGTTTACGACCTGCTGCAAAAAAAGCTGGAACAGGATTACGGTATTCTGCGTGGCAAAACGCCCACGTTCAGAACCACGAAATACCCGCGCGGCAAAACGCTCAACGGCACGATTGCCACTTATCTTGATGAACTGGTATCACATCCCGACTTTAAGGCAACCTGGCAATTTCTCGACGGCAGGCTGGAAATCTTCAACGACGCGATGATTGTTGATGAAACGGCGGTCGAACTTAACCGCGAAACCGGGTTGATTGGTTCACCGTTGCGCACCACCGGTTCCGGTATTACGGCAAAGTGCCTGATAAACCCGGCAATCCGGCTTAACGGGCTGGTGCATATCAATCAGGCGTCGATTACTACTCAGGAGCTGAGTGACGAGACGTTGCTGTCAACCGATAAAAAGGCAGAGTACCAACAGTCAGGTGTTGTGCTTGATAAGGAAAACGTTAACCAGGTGTATCGCGGCATAGCTACGTCTCCGGATGCCATTGCAACGGATGGTATCTATATCGTGCGCGGTATCACCTATAGCGGCAATACCCGTGGCAGTGAGTGGTACATGAATCTGATGTGCCAGGCGCGCGGCGATACCAGCACGCTGAAACCGCAGTCGGCAAAGGCGAAATAAGCTACGCCGATACTTAATGAATCATTGACCCGCTGCGGCGGGTTTTTTTATGCCCGGAGTTTTTATGGCACTGACATCTGAAACCCTGAGCGCCGATCCGCTGGAGGCGTTTTCTTCTCTGGCAAACGCCATTAGCAGCTCACTGCACGTGGCCGTACCCGGGGTTATTCAATCGTTTGACCCGGAAACTGTCACCTGTGTGGTGCAGCCGGTGGTTAAAGGTGGGGCGATGGCGAGCGATGGCACCGTCAGCACAGAAGACTACCCGCTACTGGTGGACGTGCCGGTGGTGTTCCCGCGCGGCGGCGGCTGCACGCTGACGTTCCCGGTTCGGGCAGGCGATGAGTGTCTGGTGGTGTTTGCTGACCGTGAAATTGACTTCTGGTGGCAAAGCGGCGGCTCGCAGGAAAGCGCCAGCGCCCGCCAGCACTCGCTCTCGGACGCCTTCGCCATTCCGGGGCCGCGCTCTCAGGCACAGCATATTAACAACATCAGTACCGAAGCCGCGCAGCTGCGCACCGACGACGGCAGCGCGTTTATCGAGCTTGCCGCAGACGGCAATGTGCGCCTGGTGACCACCGGTAAAATCAGCGCCAGCGCCGACGCCGGCGTGGATATTACCGCGCCAACGCTCAGCATCAGCGGTGATGTCACCATCGGTGGCAAACTCAGCGTCAGCGGGGATGCGACAGCGCAGGGTATCAGCGTGTCGGGTCATACACATTCTGGCGTACAGGGCGGCTTGGGTAGTACAGGAAAACCACAATGAAATACCGCAAAGAAATTGACGGCGATTATGCCTTTGGCCGGGGCGATAACTGCTTTTACACCGATGTACCCGAGGCCGTAGCGCAGGCGGTGCGCAGCCGACTGGCGCTGTGGCGCGGAGAGTGGTTTCTGGATACTGACGAAGGCACGCCCTGGAACAGCGCCGTGCTGGGCAAGCAGGCGCCGGACGTCTACTCACTGGCGATTCGTGAGCGTATTAACGGCACGCCAGGCCTTCGCCAGCTTCAGCATTTCTCTACCAGAAATGACAGTGAAACGCGCCGCCTGAGTTTTTCTGCGACGCTGAATACCGTGTACGGGGAGGTAACGGTAGATGTATGAAGATGTAATCGACAAAATGCTGCCCGTTATCGGACAAAGCGGCATGAGTGCACCGGATTTTCAGAGCATCCTTGGGCTGTGGAAAGACATTTTTCGCGATATTTACGGCTCTGATATTTATATCGAGCCAGACAGCAAAGATGGTGTGCTGCTGTCGCTCATTGCCTACGCTATGCACGGTTGCAACAATGCGACCGTGGCGGCCTGGCAGTCCTTTAGTCCTGCCACAGCGATGGGGGAAGGGCTGTCGCGTAACGTGAAAATCAATGGCATTACCCGTAAAGCAGCGAGCTTTTCTACTGCTGATCTTCTGCTCACCGGGCGTGTCGGTACCCTGATTCACGACGGCCAGGTGCGCGACAGCGCAGGTAACCTGTGGCTACTGCCGCCGGTGGTTACGCTTGATTTACACGGCACTGCAACGGCAACGGCAACCTGTCAGCTTGGAGGTGCCGTTAGCGCGCTGCCGGGCGACATCAGCCAAATAGCGACACCCACCCAGGGCTGGCAGAGCGTGACCAACCCTGTGGCCGCCACCGAAGGGCGGCCAGTGGAAACTGATGCGCAGTTGCGTCAGCGGCAGGCTCTCTCGGTCGCACTGCCGTCACGCTCGGTGATGGAAGGGCTACACAGTGCGCTGGCGAGTCTTAATGGTGTGACGCGGGTAAAAACACTCGATAACGACACCGATGAAACCGACGCGAACGGCGTTCCGGCACACAATATCGCCGTGGTGATTGATGGCGGTGACTCTGCACAGATAGCCAACACCATCGCCCAGAAAAAGGCGCCTGGCGTGCCGACCTGGGGGACCACCAAAGAAAGCGTCACCGACATCTGGGGAAATAGTAAACAGATTCATTTCTTCCGGCCTGCTCGCGTACCGGTTTATGCCGAAATCAAAATCCGCCCGCTAACGGGCTATACCACCGAGATTGGCAACGGCGTTTCTCAGGCGGTAGCCAGCTACATCAACGGACTGACCATTGGTGAAGTGCTCTATTACTCTCGTCTGTTTAAACCAGCAAGCCTCAGCAACGCTGAGGGTGGCGATACCTATGAAATTCTGTCGCTGGAGATTGGCGTGAACGCCAGTGCGCTCAGCGCGAAGAACGTTGAGATTGCCTTTAACGAGATGGCGGTGAGTGAGATGGCCAATGTGAAGGTAACAACGGTGAGTGTATGAGTAACCGATACAGTACGCTTATCCCATCCGCACAGCGTGAGGCACCGAAGTTTCTGGCGACCGTTGAAGCGCTGGGGCTGGCGTTTAGCACTCAGCAGAGCCGCAGTGCTGCGCTGGTGCCAGTATTTGACCTTGACCGTGCCGTGGGCAAACAGCTTGACGTGCTGGGATTGTGGATTGGTCAGGGACGCACGATCGTAGCACCTATCGACGACTACTTTTTCACCTTTGACAATGAGCCACTGGGATTTGATTACGGTTACTGGAAGAACCGCTACGACGCGGATTTTGGTTATGTCGATTTAGACGATGAAAATTATCGTATGGTACTACGCGCTAAAGTCGGGGCAAATAACTGGGACGGCACTATGGAAACGCTACCTGCCATTTTGCAAAGTATCTGGCCGAAGGGCGATATTCAGATTAGCGTGCGTGATAACCAGGATATGACAATGATGGTGTCCGTTCACGGTAAGGCCATTTCTTCCATGACCAAAGAGATTATTCGCCAGGGATATCTTGCGATTAAGCCCGCTGGTATTGGTATTATTTATGAGATTACGGAGGACAACGATGCCCGTAAATGAATTTAAGGCATTCGCAACTGGCGAAAATGCCAATGTGATTTCCCAGGCAGAATACGATGAAATGGCGGCTCGTGACGTGGGGTTTGAAACCGGTATTGCCCGCAGTGAGCAGCTTAATAAGGTATGGCGCCAGGCGAGTGCAATTGCCCATGTCGTTGCTGGTTTTATTGCTGAAACTAATGGTGAGGATGTTGTTGATGATGGTAATGTCGCTGCGCTTCAGAACAAATTAAAATCTGCGCTTTTAACGACCGCTGCTGAGGCTATTCCTGAAGCATCACTGTCAATTTCTGGGATAACGAAACTTAGCAATTCAACGGATAGTAACAGTGAGAGTGTAGCGGCGACCCCTAAGGCTGTAAAAAATGCACTCACTCGTAGCCTGGATACGATTTATCCTGTTGGAGTGGTGATGTGGTTTGCGCAGAATAAAAACCCAAATACATTATTTCCGGGAACGACCTGGCGTTATCTTGATGAAAATAAAACGGTACGCCTGGCGAACAATAGTGGAACCGATGTTCTGACTACTGGTGGGGCTGACTCCGTCGTTATTTCAACTGCAAACCTGCCCGCCCACTCTCATAGTTTTTCTGCAACATCTGGCTCTTATGACTATGGTACGAAAGCATCTAATTCGTTTGATTATGGGACAAAAACGACCTCAACAACCGATCTGGGAACAAAAACCTCCAGTTCTTTTGATTACGGTACTAAAACATCAAGTAGTTCAGGGGCACACAGGCATTTGACCTCCGTTTCCTATGATGGTAGCAACACTCCTGTTTGGAGTGGTGCTAAAAATGCCGGTGTATCGCTATCCGGAAGTAGATATGTCTCCAACTATTTTACTGCGTATTCTTCAACCGACGGTGCGCATACCCATACATTAGCTATGGGAGCACATTCTCATACTATTGCTATGGGGGCGCATTCACATAGCGTTACTGTTGGCGCTCATACGCATACCGTGGCTATTGGCGCTCATACACATAGCGTATCCGGCACAACAGGAAATACGGGGCAAGCTGTTGCCGTTTCAACCATAAACTCTTATGTCAAGCTGATGGCATGGTACCGAATATCTTAATGGCTAATTTTGACAGGTTTGCCCGCTGCTCTTTTTCAGAGGGGCAATTGATTTTTTGCAATAATAAATGATTATATGACTGGGAAGCCTCCTGGAGTGCGCTGAGATTTTAGCAGAGCCAAGTGTTGAACGATAATGACTTATTGTAAAACAATTTTTTCTTACTTTTTATTATATGGTGTTGAGTGATTTTTTCTTTTTTCTACTTGTATTTCTTCTGTTCTCTATTGATTAAATTGTGGGCGTAAAATTCAATATTAAATCTATAATTTTTTTGTAATGAATGTATGGCGAGCGCCGGTTTTTTTTGTTATATCTTTTTATTGCTCGTGGGTGTTATATCATGCAAGCGGTTCTTTCTCTGAGATTTACGTTGTCAGTCAGGAGGTTTTAATTATGTCGGTAAATGATTTTAAAGCATTTGCTATTGGCAAGGATGCAAATGTACTTTCGCAAAATGAATATGAAGAACTTGAGGCTGTTAATGAGGGGTTCCGTTCGGGTATTGCCCGTAGCGAGCAGTTAAATAAAGTCTGGCGTCAGGCGTCCACGATTGCAGCTGTGTTAGCGCAGTTTATGGCTGATAAATCTGGCGATAACGTGGCAGATGACGGAGATCTTGAAAAACTTCGCGATACGCTGACAAAGGCACTGCTGAATAATGCCACCAGTCAGTTGGATGGGCGATACTTGAAGTCAACATCTAATCTGAGTGATGTTGCAAATACCGCAACAGCGCGCGGTAATCTTGGATTAAAAGGTGCAGCGGTCCAGAATGTGGGGACGACAAGTGGAACGGTAGCTGCAGGAAATGATAGCCGTATTGTTAACGCGGCGCAGCGTGGGAATAATTTATCGGATTTAACGGATAAGGCAGTATCAAGAAATAATCTGGGGCTTGGCAATGCCGCAACGGCAACAGTGACGACGAGTTCAACCGATATCACCAGCGGGCGCTTATTAAAAGTCGGTGATTTTGGCGCTGGTGCACGTGGTACCCATACGTGCTTAACCAATATTCTTGAAGCCGTCAAGTTGGGTAGTGGCTTCTACACTATGAATGGTGATGGCACCTCAAATCCAACGATTGGTGCGCCAGTTGGTTCAGGTAACTCGATAATGGGGGTACTGGTCATTGCTGTTTATACCAGCAGTAGCTGGGTTTATGCCTGGACGAATACGAGACAGTGGTATGCACTTGTCAACAATACCTATACTAACGCTTCTCAAGTGATTTGGTATTCAGGATATTCGAGTAGCTATAAGCCGACAGCTTCAGATGTTGGAGCCTTACCATTGTCAGGCGGCACTCTTTCAGGTGCACTGACGGTCAATGCAGATAGCGAGGCAATCAGGTTAAATTTAAAAACCTCTGGCCATGCATCCTATATTATTTCACGTGATGTGGATGGGGCAAATACGTGGTATGTCGGGAAAGGTAGTCGTAGTAATAATGATACTGTATTAAATAACTATAAAGGCGGTAACAATAGGATTGAGTTAAAAGAAAGTGGTCAGGTGAATTTAGTTTCGGCCAATTCTTTTCCAATTGTAGCCAGTAGCGACATGCGGATCAATGGAACAGTAACACCCACCAATTACTCAAACTTTGATACACGCTACCAGGCCAAAAATACTATCGGCAAGGCTGTCAATGGCTGGTTCAAAGACACATCAACTGGAATGATCTTTATGTGGGGAAGGGCAACTGGCGGCAGTGATGATCGGTATTACAACGTGACTCTACCAATTGCATTTCCGTCGGTATTTGCTTCACTTCAGGTTTACCCGATTTATGGCTCGGCAATAACGTCTTCGAATGTCCTGTCCTCCGCAGGTGAGATTAAATCAAACTCACAGTTTGGATATGGTCTTTCTGACTCGGCAGGCAGGCCGGTTACGGCTAAAGGTGTCTACTGGTATGCGGTGGGGTATTAATAATGGAAAAGAACACTAATTACTATTACAGCGCCAGGAATAATGCCTTTTATCCGGCCTCATTAGAAGCTGACTATATGTCAGCGGGGGCATGGCCTGATGATGTCATTGCATTAGAGGATGAAACGTATGCGGCTCTTTTAGCGGGGCAGAGTGCAGGAAAATGCATTGCGCCGGATGAAAGTGGTCAACCGGCACTTTCTGAACCTCCGCCGCCAACACCAGAGGCTCTAGTGCGGGGCGCTGTTGCTCAAAAAGACAGGCTCATGCAGGAAGCGCGAGATACAATTTTAGTGTTAGAAAGAGCGGTAAAGCTTGATATGGCGAGCAAGGAAGAGATTACGCTTCTTGAGCAATGGGAGCGCTACAGCATTCTGCTTTACAGAGTTGATACGGATACCGCTCCGGATATCGACTGGCCGCAACTACCAGCCTGA